AATTCCGATATTGGCAGTACGCACAACTTCACGATGCTTTGGACGTGGCTCATTGCAGCCGGCGTCGGTGTGAACCCATCGGACTTCTTGACTACTCCACGTGATTGCGTTTGCACAATTGCTGCATTGCTGCCGTGGGTAGTCCATTGCTTTCCTTTCTCAAGTCCCTAAGGGGGTCCGTTCTTTTAGCACTATACCAGACCTGCCGTCAGCATACAAGCAAAGCATAGATGCGAATGAAATAATTTGTACCGGCCCCAAATGCCACGGACCAACAACATTTTGAGTGCCCGTTCACTCTGGTATCAGCCAAGCAGGTTAACTAGAACCTCTAACTGTACTCAGAAATTCGTTACAAAGACACGGGCCACATCTTTGCACCGCCGCGAATAGCTGGCCCTCATTCGAAGACGAACAAGTAGGCTATTCGGAGGTTTTAGTCGATGTCCGTCACCGTCAGGAAATCGATCGAGCCGTTGGCGCCGTTGTCGAAACGAAACGCCAAGTAGTTCGGGTCAGAGTCGGGCGTCTGATCCAGACGCTTGATCGCGTCTGCAATCTTGTCCTGCACATCGGCAGAAAAAGACGCGCTATAATTCTCCCGCCCAGCGAAGAATTCAGCGATCAGCTCCTGAGCAGCTTCAACAGTGTCGACGGATTCGGCAATTTGAAACTCCTCCGAATCACCTTCGGAATCATCGACAGTCTTGTAGTCAATCTGAAAAGCCACTGTAGCACGCTCGCATTCATCTAGCTCGGAGGGTGTCTCACGCTGTGCAATGTATGTTACACTACGTGACTGTGTCTGTCAATAGCCGCGCTGTTTATTGAAGATTCGCTGCACCCGGCCGACTTTGTTTGCCTTACGGCGTCTTAGCTTCTCTTTAAAGGGCACTGTGCCTAGATAAATGTGCTTACGTTGTAGTGCAGCTAGTATTATTTGTTGATATGACAATTTAGCCTACTGGCAACGTTCCAACCACACCCGGCCCCATTCCGCAGTTAAAAGTACCGGGAAGAGGTGCGTTACGGTCCGTAGCTGATTTAACAATATCTAGGCAGGTCTGTGTAAGCGCTTGCGGAGTCAAAGACTGCTGACGTAGAGCGTTGGTCTCGTTGTCGATCTTAGCCTTTTCCTGCTCTGCCTTCGCATTTTCAATATCAGCCTGCAATTGAACGCCGCGGTTGATTCGGTCCTGTGTAGCCTGATCCGGATCAATACCCTGCAAGCTAATCGACTCGATTGTGATGCCGTTTGCCTTCAACAGGCCATCGTTGGCATTGAGTCCCTTGATTAAGGACGCGTTGATCTTGTCACGATTAAGACCATTGGTTGCATCGGTTGGCGAATACTGAGCAAAAGTCTCGTTTAGTTGATCCCTAACAACAGAACTGACCAGCTGCGATTGAACGCTATCGAAACTACGGTACGAACGATAGAGATTGGTAGCTGCTTCATTGTTCTCAATCCGCCAACGGGTCGTAGTGCTTACATTGCCACCGCTGTTGCCTTGGAACTTTACTGCGACCGTTGGTGAATCGCTAGACCCGTCTTTATTGGACATGTCTAGAACCTGTGTTCTAGTGCTGAATCGCTCTACGCTCGACCACGGAGCAAGCAAATGTCCACCGCTGTTTACTACCCCGTTCACTTTGCCAAAGGTAGTCTGAATTCCGATCTCGTTAGCACCAATTACCGTAAATGACATGATGCCTAGAATGATAAGAGTGATTAGCCCTGAGGCTACGGCCCCTCCCCCGCCGACACCACGTGTCTCTCTGTCTGTTCCTAGAAACGCCGCCGCTAAACAGCCTAGGAATATTAGTCCTCCGATAACGAGAACTACGATTGCGCCCATTAGTTATACTTTCTTTGCAAAAATCACAATGTTGTCTTCATAGTTGTGGCCTGTACGATCTAGCTTGCCGCCACATGTTATAAGTCTTACTTCGGCTTCGGCCACCCGGCCGTAAATCTCATCAGTTGGAAAGTGTTGCTTATGAACGACTAGCTTTTTGTAGATGATGAACTTTCTTTCTGATCCATCTGTCATCTTAATCCAGAACTCACCAAACTGCCCAAGTTCTGCCAATCTTGCAAATACCCCCGGCTTTCCCCCTCCATTGACATGCCCTAAAATTACTGCCGGTCGGGATAAGGTCTGTCCCGGCTCGTCGGCGATAAAATCGCCTGGCATGGGGAAGCGGTCATAATAACTCGCTTGCTCCGGGGTATAAACGTTAGGAACCTCTAGCGTTCCGTCTGCGTTTAAGCCGGTGGGTATTAGCGTACTATTTGCCTGAATGCGCGGAATAGTAATACTTGCTGGTTTCGGTTCAGCTGTAGCGATACCATCTATTGTTTTACTGGGAGCAGTGCATCCCACTAAAGTTAGTAGTAAGCCAAGTAAAACTATTATCTTCGTCATGCACGGCCGGTATCGACTGATCCGACAGGAACGTTAGCATGTGGCGAAACCACTCTTACGCTAGTTGTCGGAGTAACCGTAGGCACTGCAACCTTTGTTGTCGCGACTACCGGATTGCATCCTTCGATCAGCTTATTGAATTCCTGCTGCGAGGTCGCCTTAACGAATTCATCGACTGCCTTTTGTAAAGCTAGCGCCTCTGAATCAGTTTCCGCCGGTGCTATACCTAGCGTAGTTAGTGCATCGTTTACACCATCGAGATCAATACCAGAGCTGTCTAGCTGCGCAGTGAGCGAGGTATCTAGGTCTACTACATCGTCTAGAGTTGTCAAATCTAAGCATAGATTGACGTCTGTTCCGGGAATAGTTACTACTGGATCGGCCGCATTAGCTACACTGGTTCCAATAAATCCTAGTGTAAATACTGCTGTAGCGGACGCTAGGGCTAGTGCAATTGTCTTACGCATATTATTATGTCCTCCTTCTTTACAAGACGTAAAGAAGCCGGGCAAGGATTGCTCATCGGTATTTTAACAGTTAGCAAACAGTGTGATAACCAATGGGCTCCGGCCCGGCTTCTAGAAACGATAAGGTTGGGTTTGTTTTGCCCATCGGTGTTTTAACATAGTTGGAGTTGATAACCGATGGACTCCGACCCATATAAGTCTAGTTGAATGTGGATAAGTTGCGATCAACGGGATTTTTTATGCTACCATTACACCACAGGCCCTTAGATGGACCCGCTAGGATTCGAACCTAGACCCTCTGATTTCAATTCGGATAACCGTCGGTCAGTCGACCCACATTATAAGCTTTAATCTAGTTAGTTAGCAAACAGATATGTTATGAGATCGGGAAGCTAGTTAAGCTGCTAGCACAGTTGCCTTGCGGCGTTCAATTTACCAATTAATTGTGAGATAACCGATACTCGTTCGATCCGTTTGTTCTTATGTCTAATACTTTAGCCTAGCCGGTTGTCGCTGTCAAGCTGTCTCGCAAGATTTTTTATAGAGTCAAACCAAGGCGCCCTAAAGTCACCGGGCCGACAATGCCATCTGCTGCGATTCCAACTCTACGCTGAAATTCTTTAACAACGGCTTCTGTGGCTGGCCCAAATTGACCGTCTACTGCTAGCGTACTGTATGCCGGGTACATACGATTAAGATATCCCTGCAACTTTCTAACTGATTCACCAGAAGAACCTACTTGAAGTACATTACCTGTCGGAGTTGTCGGCGGTGCCGCATTGGTACCACCAGTTAGATTCCAGTCTCTCGTATCGTCGCAGAGACCATTATCCATTACGCTAACATGCATATGTTTGTTATGTGGATTTGCGCCGTTGTATGGCTGCCAAGTCCACGGACGTACTCTAGAATCTATAATACGTCGGTTCCAGATGATGTACTTTATTCTAGGATCGCGACTAGCTACTAGTTGTTCTGAAACCTTGTTCATATCCGCGCCATTTGCGGGATCATGAGTAAAATCTCTAGCAGTTACAATACCGGGGCCATACCACGGATTGTGATCGCTTGATCTAGATGCGTGAGCTGCGTCTCCAATTGAACCATCGCTTACTTTCGAACGATTTGGATAAGTTGCATTGATTTGCGCAAGTAGCTTATCTAAAGCTTTAGCTACTCTCCATGCCAATTCATAGTCATTCCTTTCTTTAAGAATGACTTAATTATAACACGAATTGAGGATTCACCAGATAGGTTTTGTTATCTCTGATGTCTCGGATACACCGGTCTGACACACAGTATTGCCTGCACAATTCAGACCTGCTGACACCCAATTGTAGCTTTATCCTGATGCGTTCTGCGTCTTGATAATTAAGTTTCGCTGAGCTTCCATAATCACCAGAAGTTCGCTTTTCATTGTCTGACTTCGCTTTATGGCAACCTTTGCATAGTAGTTGACATTTGGACAACTCTTTCAATAACTGAGGCCACGGCCGACCCCACTCCCTGCGAAGGTCGATTTCCTTGGTTCTTCTTTCGATATGATCGATCTCTAGGTCTTCTTCCGAACCACAGTATGCACAGTGATTGCCGAGAATGAACTTAAACGTGGCTGAGCGCAGCCTATATCGATCTCGCAAATTATCTTTAATTTTGACGTAACTTACCAAGTCCGGTAGGGGGGATTTGAACCCAACCTATTTCCATGTTATAAGCATGGCGCGCATACCAGAATTCGCATCTACCGGTCAGCGGGCTTTCGCCCGCCTTTAGCTATTCTTTAATAGCTTCTTTATAATCTGATAGACATTGCTGTGCTAGGGAGATAAACTTCTCAAACTGATCTACTACTTCTTTTGGCGTACCCGGAGACAAAGCGCCGTCGCCGCCGAAAAACGAGAAATCGTAGTGATCTCCCCATCTAGTACCAACATTAACCCAGACATACGACCAATCGTCTCCTTCGTGCTCAAAGCCGAACTGATATTCTTCACGCTTATTGATAGCGTGTTCGTATGTCTTACTTACTGCCTCTGGCATTAGCTCTCCTCAGTGTCGTCTTACGATATAAACTAGGCCAGCGATGATGATTACAATACCAGCCACAATTGCTACAACTGTCAATGGATCCATGTTGCCACCTCCATTGACATATTATAACATTAATTACGGAACGTAGCCGTGCTGCTGCATCATAATGTAGCTAGTGCCAAGAGCGCATGCCGACTGGCGGTTGCCCCAGTCGCCGAATTTCTGGTCGGTAAAATTGCTGCCATCGATCATCGCATCGGCAATCGACATAGGCTTGACACTAACATCCGGCAGTTTCACATCTGCAACCGGCTTTACATCTAGCGTGCTGTGTGTAGACATTCTTGTTCTCCAATACAAATTCTGTAATATCGTGCGGCTCTGGGATTGTAAAATCCAAGCCTTCTTGCTTTAAATGCCAGGCTATACGCTGTCTCGGCATTCTGTGATTATCGTTCAAGTGTACCACGAAATCGGCCGCTGTAGTGAACTGCGACGAAGTACACCCGAACGGGCACTGAATCTTTCCAGACAGATCCGGCAGAAAGGTGCCATAGTCTAACGTGCCAAGTTCATTTGCGCTATCTAAAAGGTTGCGCAGATATGCCGTATCTACAACATTTCCTAGAAATCTAGTCACCCAATAAGTGTACTTCGCAGCATAAAATACTCGCTGCGTTCCGTCCGGATCTTTAACTAGATAGCTGAATACACGGTCTACTCTTGCTAAGGGATCAAGTAGTATCGATCCTAATGTAAAATTTTTAACGAATCTAGAACGTGTTCTCTGAACGGCTACATGATGTACTCTACTACGAGATACGTCTGTCTCTACCGCGCCGAAACCGTCATGCCCTGTATAGAGATTGCTTTTGACCGGAGTCATCGGCACTTCGCTATGTGGCAAATAGTCTCGATAGAATTCGTCTCTAAGATTCAGAGGATATAATAGGCGTGTCACGCTTTTTCCTTAGCACTGAAACAGCTTCTTTCAGCACCGGCCCGTTTTCGGACAGCCAATTAATAGTCGCTTGAACTTGCACCCAACGTGGCGATGTGTACTTAATGCTATTTTCGCCAAAAGCTACATTATAGTCATCTATTAGATAGAGTGCGTGGTCAAGCTCTATTAGTTGTAACTGACCTCTGGCCTCGTGCAGAAATTCCCTGGCTTGTGTTTCTTCCAACTTGTTGACCTCTGAACTTCACAGGCTAATTCAGCTCGAAGCATAGCGGGGAGCGTTTCTTCAAGCCGTTGCTCTATGTGTGGTAGTGATAGTAGCGCTTTGTGCTGCATGCCGTCAAGTGTGTACTGCACAAACCATACATCGGATCCTGGCCGGTACCCTATTGACAGGCTGGTTAGCTGTTTGGTCACTCTGACAAATAGTCCTTTAACCAACTTGCATTTTCTTGATCCAATAACCAAACCGCTTCACCATCTTCATCAATTGATTGCGTAACAATTCCTTTTTCTACTAAATCATCCATTGTTGAATAGAGTTCTGCATTAACTGTAGCTTCAATTATCTTAGCCAGATTTGAGTCGAATTCGCGCAACTTTTGCATATCATACAGATAACCGTCGTTATACTCTACCATGTATTCATTATCAAGCATGAACCTAATAAACGCATCTTCGGTAGATTCGCCGGGCAAAAGTTCGACTTCAAGTTCTACTTGTTTAAAATCATCATCTAATAGGAGCATCTGGCAAAAATGCTCGTAGTATTCATCAAACGTCAAGCTTTGACTTCCTTTTTACAACTCCCGTTACGCACGCCCAACAATGATACTTCGCATGGTCACAGTTATCCTTTGATCGTTGTCTATATTTTGGGTGTGTTCTAGGCTGAGGACCTGATCCGCACACCGTGCAAATTTCGCCAGCGCTCAATAGACGGCCAGACATACATAGCTGACAGACTTCTGGCTTTGGATCTTTTGGGCCTTTGCGTCTGGACTGCCTGAAAATTATTGTGCCATCAGGCAACGGTACGTTGTTAGCTTTTTTATTGTTACAAGAAAAACAAGCGATGCGGAGATTATCTATGTGCCAAGCTTCAATTATGTCATCAAAAGATGACTTTGGATAGTAATGGTCAATAGTAATCTCTTCGTATACGAGCTCCTTATTGCAATAAGCACAATTAGGTCCGTCTCGTTTTCGTAGAAGCTCAATTAGTTCGCTACGAACCCATTTGTTTATCTTTTCGCCAGAAACTATACTCAAATCATTAATCGCCGCACAACCTTTCTCCTCAGTTACTTAGACTACTACAGTATGCGCATATCGTCAAGGAAGTTGCGTATGTTGTCCGGCATACGTGTAGGAGCACGTACGATATTATCTGGCTGCACTTGTGCTTGCGCCTCTCTTTCTATCCGGCGAATAGTGCCATAATCCACAACTTCATAGTTGTCTAGCTGTTTAGGAGTTAAGCGCACAGCATTGGCAACAGCGCCGGCCACCGCGTCGCTTGCGTCCTTAGTCATCTTGCTAGGGTGGTCAACATTACCATTAGGCAAAACCTGCAAGCGCTTAAGTTCTTCCTTAATTAGCTCTACGTCTGGTCCAACTAGGCGGTTTTCACCCATGATTAGCTGTAATTCGTTGTATTGCTCTCGTCCAACGCTGAGTGTATCTGTATAGAATCCGACAGCTTGCAATTGAGGAATTAGATCGAAACTACCAGCCCAACGGTCGAAAGTAATAAGCTTGATATTGAATCCTGCGCGGCGGACATTGATTATAAATTCACGCACGTCTGCGAAATCAATTTCAGTTTCTCGGGTAGGCTTCCATACCTTAAGAATGTCTACTACGACGTGCGGTGCAGGATCCGTTAAACGATTACCGATCTGTATTTGCTTCATTGAGTCTACATGAGCTACCGCAAGAGCACAGTTGTCATGCTTTTTAGCCAAGTCGACGTGTATATAATACTGCGTATCTGCGCCCGGCTTAAGCACGATTGAGCCTTCTTCGTCTATGCCATTTTGGGCAGTAAACGTAGCATCAATCTTAGCCTTGTCTCTAAAGAATCCGCCTTCCTCGTAATCACTAGGTTGTGCTGCAAATCTGCCTAAAGAGTCAGCAGGGTCAGCATAGAAGTCCATAGTGAAGTCATCTATAGACTTGGTTGGATTGACTCGCCAAGTAGGTCTACGCAAAGCCCATACATTTCCATAGCGATAGCTGACAATATCGTCTTCGGTCCAGTCGATACGAAATTCGTTCGTAGCGACATCATCCGGTAGTTCTGGGTTAAGTTTAAATGTATGGCTGTGCTCGCTAACCACTTTTTCTGCTACAAACTCATTGTATTTTCGCATGATGAATCCCTTGGTCGTTCTAGGAAACGAAAGCAAGAGAATCTTTCCAGTATCAGCAAAGCGGCTAGCAACAGTCGCCCGCAAAGTTTTATACATCTTGTCAGCGTTAACGGTCTCTTCGTGCTCGTCAAAACCGTCGATTTCGTCTAGCACGGCAACCATGATGTTCAAACCTTCGGTTGCTTCGTTTTCGCTATTGAGACTGTGTACGCTTACGCCTTTATCAAAGGCAATATCATTGCCTCTTTCTTTGTACCGGCCGCGAAACCAAGCACAGTTTTTTACACGCTTCTTTAAGCCTGAAAAGAATACTTTATTAGCCTGCTGCGCGTTGATAGCTACGTTAACAATATCAATGTTGTCGTCTTTAGGCTTTCCGTAATAACCAGCGGGGTCTCTTAGACACAACAATTGGTAAGCAACACGAGCGCAGATAATTGTAGACAACAAGTCCTTTCCTGAACCCTTGCCCAGAACTAGAGCTAGTTCCTTCTTTCTTTCCCGCGCTCGGCGCTTACCTTCTTCTTCGCCATGCAATTTTACAAGCGTGTGCTCATAATAGATTTCTGATCCGATTTCAATGATCTTATATTGGTCGTTGCTAAGCGGAGGTAGCGCCATATAGGCGTCACTATAGAGAAAAGTGTTCAGATCAACTGGAACTTCTTCAAACTCGTCCGCCTTAAGCGCGCCAATATACTCATTGAAATCCAACTACTGCACCACCACAGTAGGCTCTATCTCGCCAGAAACCTGACTTAACTTATGAGCCACCTTTGATCTACAGTTTGAGCATAATCCGTTCTGCAATATATCAACAATAATACGCTGCTTGCGCTCAGACTCGGCAATCTGATCTCCGATACCGTCTTCTGCGATAATGCCAGCTTTTTGAACTAGCTCTACACGCTTAGCTTCAACATCAGCCAAAGCTTTAAGACCCGTCATTGCAGCTTTATAGTCTAGATTCTCGTTAGCATCTTCTACTGCCTTGTGCAGATCACGCACTAAGTCTCTGTAGTGTTGATCCACTACTAGAACGATTTCCCTAGCGCGCTCTTGGATAACTCTATCCTGTGCTGCGTACTGACGAAAGTCTGCCAATAGCTGTTCTACATATTTACGCGGATGCCCAGTCAATTTCATAATATTACTGACTGTTTGACCAGCGGCATACAAGCTTACTACTTTTTCTTGATGCTGCGCATATTGTACAAGATCAACAGTTCCGTTGCTTGTCATTGCTTCTTTGCTCGACTCCGTTTTTCAACAACTACACTACTTACCCTATCGACACGGAAGCTGCGGAAAACACCAAGCTTGGTAGACATGCAATCTATCCAAGTGCTATCTAACTTACTGTTGTGTGCCAATTGCTGAAAGACGAACGTATCGCCGTATTCTCCTTTGATCTTCAACTTCGTTCCCGGCGTTATTTCCTTACCCTTGAAGTCGAAATGATATTGAAGCGATATATGTTCATTATCCCCATACCTCTCAGGGATTTCGTCATAAAGTCGCTTAGTTCTAGTCATATTATATCAACCCAGCCATTTCTGCACAAGCTCAATTCGCTCGGTGGCTGCTATATCGGGCATTATTTTATACGGCACGTTCGCGTGGTCTAATAATTCCTTCATAATATAATCTATATCTTGACGATACTTTGTATCTAAGTCACGCACTCCCCCATCGGATTCTATCGGCCAGTCATATGCCGGAAAATAGATAATATGGTCATAGTTCTGCATAACTCTTTCACAGAATGATCTTAGCCATACATAGTCATCGTAGACTAGTTCGATTTCGCCCGGCGGATAAAATTCGTCTTCAAGCTGAGTATATAGTGTATACGCCAAACTATCCAATGGCGATCTATCCGAAATCATGTTCGGACTCGCCATAGTGTGTGCGGCTATTGCACCTATCAAATATATCTGATTAATGGCACTTGACTTCTTATTCAGACTTGTTTTTGCATAAGGGGATCGCCGAGATAGCCCGGATACTAAATCAAGGCCATTGGTTTCTGCTATCGGGCGCGCTACAGTGGTTTTACCAGTATTCTGTGCACCGACTAATACAATTCTCATTATGTGCTGTTGGTTCTCCATCTGACTACGCATGCGCGTGCTCGTCACACCTAGACACACGCAGTCGTTTTAGTGATCTTGTTAGAGAGCATCTGGTGTGGCTCTCAGTTCTTCTCTATGCGCGCTGGCGCGCGTAGCTTCGTGCTATGTGTGTCGGCCCGTCAGACAGGCTTACAGCGCCCGACACCGCTAGTACAGGAACACCGCCAGATGCTCGAAAGCCTCATAGTACCGTGGCTTCGGGAAGTTATCGAACATCTGTTCTAAAGTAATATGCTCTTGCACGTGTTTTTCATATGGATTACCGAATTCTTCGCCTTGAGGCCAATGAACTATAGGTAATGACACGATTACGTTACCAGCCTGGTTATAGGCTAGCCTGAATACGCGCTTAGCATCTTGCATAGTCATATGCTCTAGGACATCGCCGAATATCACAACGTCATAATCCCAGCTTGCCCAGTCACGTGCGTCGCCGACAAAAACCCGCTTGTATTTGCTGCGCAGGTCGAACTGTTCTATGTATGGTTCCCACACTTCTAGGCCATACATTACCACACGATGCATGTCTGCGAGCAAATCAGCATAGGTTCCCCTACCCGGCCCAACATCAAGAACGCTGATCCTTCCTTCTGCTTGATCTAGTACCTCTTTTATAATTTCTTTAGTTAATTCTTTACCCTCGCCCAAACTACCAGGCATTATTCAGTAACCCACTTTCCTTCATGTACTAGAGTAGGCTCACCAGCAACGATGGTGGCAATATCTATGTCAGGCTTTAAGCAATATCCGTTGAGATCACCCCAACGCGCATAGCGCATTGTCATGTCATCTATCTGTTCCCAAATACCGTCGCGCTCTAGCAACTTTATTAGCTTAAATGCCCCTTGCGGCGTCCAAATCATACAAACGTTGTTGTAGGTATTGTACGTTTTAGCAAGCAATGGATGATCTATGTCATTAGGATTTAACTCGTCATGCTCATACTTACGTAACTCTATTGCTCCGTGCCATGTATTATAATTAACATGTGAGTCGTAGAAGGACCGTTGTTCGTGTGGCAGCGCAAGCGAAATAAAATCAGCATCGCTAGGATAGTTATCCGATAGCTCGTTCAGACGGCTGACGAAATCATCAAAGATAATACAATCGTCTTCAAAGGCTAGCGTGTTACCTTCCTCTCTTGCCCATTTCAGAACAGACAAGACAGAATACACCACTCCTAATTCACCTTCTAGCCTAGGACGACTCAGGCGAATACTAGGCCAGCGCAATCGATGCATCGCTAACGATCTTGGATCTCGGCCATTACAGAATGGCAATCTAATTTCAGGAACATGCATCGCTGCTCTGATTTTAGCCTTCTTTTCTTGCCGTGTTTCGTCTATCGATATAATAGTGTAATAGTCTATCATCTCTTAATATCATTAGCTTCTAGTGCTCTACGTATTGTCATGGCTGAACACCCGGCCTGATCTGCCATTTCTTCAACCGATAAGCGTTCTATCAGATACTTCGTCTTGAGCCAAGCTACTGACTTGTATAGTTTCTGCTTCGCCAATTAATTCTCCTACTCTCAAAAAGTTCTCGTACGAATGCTGTGCTCCCGCGCACGTGCTAAAATCTGCGATGTAATCAACTCCGCAAACATCTAGCTTCCATGTCATACGTTCAAAATCATAATAGACGAAAGCCATGTCATCCTGACTAGCGAACTCTAGATCGCCTACTTTAGTCCATTTGTTCATTATTACCTCCGATATAGAATTATTGTGAAGCGAACCAAGCAATGCCAATAGCGTCTGCCACATTATCGCTCGTAATAATTATACCAAAGGTCTTTTGCGCCCAGTCAATTGTTCTTTGTTTTCTTAACAGTCGGCCTTTATTTTGATACCAACTTGGCTTGTGACCAGGATTATCTTTTCTAATCTGTGCTTTTTCGGCCACTGATAGCGACTTGTTACCTATTGCCGATTGCCAGCTAATCGGAGCTACTTCTTTTACTACTGCCGTTGTATGAAACAAGATTGATCCCATAACTACACCGGCGACATATCCCATCTTGACGGCCGTCGCAGGACTCTTGACTGTAATAGTCTTCTCGATCGCAACGTAATTTGCGCGCTCAAAAGTGCTAGATGCTTGGTGCATCATTGCATAAGCGTAGCCTAGACGCTCATAAACGTCTGACCCCAAGAATTCTATTTCACCATAATCTTCTAGCTTGCCGTTATTCATTAGCGCATAGGCTACACTATTTGTACTGCAATCAATACCTAAAACATTTGTATCTGTTCGTTTCGCCAACAACCTCGCTAACATATGCAACAATTGTTACATATCTAGCGTCTCCTTATCAAATTTTAATAATTCTATATCTACTTGTCCTTCTTTTGGTAAAGAATCACAAGTTTCACGCACTGGGCACTCTTTGCATATTTTTGCATTAGCTCTTGGCTTTTTTGTCGGAAGTTGTTTGTCTTCCCAAGCCTGTCGAACTTCGCGCATCCAATCAAACAAGTAATCTACAAACTGTCGGTTCTGTTCTGACATACGAACAGGTATCAATAGCTTACGATGGTCATTCTTATTTTCGTACATAATAAGACCATAGTCGTGCCCCAATACCTTTAAGTAAATCAGCAATTGGACAACGTGATAATCGGCCGGTGTATTTGTGGCTAGACGCCACTCGAATACTTCACTGCGTGTAGTTTTTATTTCTACCGGCAGTTCATAACCATCAAATCTTATCCGCAAGTCGCAGAACCCGTGTATCGGTGGGTCTTCATATAATATCGGTAATTCCACGTCACAGTCAACGGTCCTGGCTACATTGCGTTGGATTCTAGCGTGACCATCTGTACCGGCTTCCATATTATCTACGGACTGTGGAGTAAAGTTGGTAAGGAACTCAGCTCCACCGAATGCTATATACCAATAGCGAGGACACTTGCCATTGCCATACACCAGAGAGCTAGGACTAAAGCGCTCTTTTGTTTTGAATTCACGTACCATGCGCTTGTCACTATAAGTGGATTCAATTATCTTAGCCAGATTCGCAGTGCTGTATGGCGTCTTGCGCGCATATAGGTTGCTAAATAGTGACATTATACAACGCCTCTGGCACTGTACTTCAAAGCGTCCGCCAATTTAGTTAGGCTATCCGCCATTGTATAGTATATATTTTTCTTCATATTATTGGGTGTACCAGCACGATCCTTGTAAAGCGTTGCATACGCTGTAGCTAAAATGCTGAACTTAGTTGCCAATGCTTGCAATTGAACGATTAGCTTTGGCGCAATACCTGTCGGAACGTCCGGTTTCGCAATCAGCTTTATAACTTGCTCTAAAGCTTTATCTAGATCGTCGTCCTGCAAAAACTCGTGTATTTCGTTAAACTCAGTTATGTCTGAGATAGTTTCAAGTATGTGCTGCTCATTCATGCTTCTCACTGTACTTCTCTACCCAGGCTTCATGCATTTCTTGGAACATGTCTTCCGCTATTACAGCAAGGCGAACAGTATTGCCCGCTCCCCCGAGACATATAATCAACGCTGGCTCATCGCCATTCTTAATCGCATCAGTGCACGTTTTAGCCCATACTTTACGCGATAAGCCAAACGTTTCACGATACTCCTTGATGTCCACTGTGAACGGGTATAGCCGTCCGTCGCCCTTAGCGTGCGAACCACGCCCGCTATTTTTTTGAGCTGTCGCTCCAATGCGACTAAGCTCAGCCTTTTCACTTTTCGCGTCCGCCATTGTCACCATACAAATCAAAGTCTTCAATTGTTGATTCATGCCCCGCTAAACACCAAAAGTGCAATGTCTTTGCCTTTTCGTCGTAATCACCAGCATCTAGCATTGCAACGCAATCCGGCGCAATTTCGCACATACCGTGTATATCAATTCGTAACACTCGCGAACTCTTCGCTGTCTTCTTCGGTTCGAAGTTTTCCAAGCCCATCTAATTCTCCTAGCAATTTTTCTACACGTGTCTCGTCAGCCTTTAGCCAATCAATAGCACGCTGTCTTCCCTGTAAACGCTCGCCGAATACTGTGTACCAGGCTCCCCCACGGCTAACAACTCCATTAAGCTCAGCCAAATCAAGTGCCTCTCCGATTACATCGATACCTAGACGCGGACCACCATAGTAAAAGTCATACGATCCAGTTCCACCCGGCGGGCCAATTTTATTGTATTCGATAGTCCAATTGACTGGTCTTCCCACAGGCCGCTGTATTAGTTTCTCTCCGACAGGGATTTCCTTCATAATCTGTTCGCGCTCTGCTGCGTTAGACCAAAGCTTAATTACTGTACTGGAAAAGAACATTACGGCTTGTCCGCCCATAGGTTTTAGCGCTGCGCCATATGTATGAAACTGATTGCGCACCTGCGAAATTAGCACAAGAGATGTCTTTTCATTGGCGTAGTTCAGTTTGTTTACTGCAATACCAAGTTCCTTAGACGCCGTGCCGATTTGTTTGGTGCCTTCCAGGCCGTCTTTCAGTTCATCTTCTTTTTCAAAGTAGGTGCTTGGAATCATGGCGCTAATAGAGTCAGCGACTAGAACGTCAACACCCGCTTTCATTAGCTCTACACCAATTGATGCGAAATCGTTAATAGCCTTAGCTCCGCTAACTATAAGCTGCGATGTGTCTACGCCAAGCGCTCTAGCCCATTCGGGATCAAAGCTATTTTCAGAGTCTATCCAGGCGCAGGTCTTACCCTGACGCTGCGCTAGACCAATTGATTGAAGCATTATGCTTGACTTACCGGCCGACTTGTTTCCGTAAACTACGGTCTGTCTACCTAAACCCAAGCCACCATTCAGCCCGTGTGTTAATCCGCTACTAGCTAAAGGTATACGCTCTACTGTTATTTCGGAAGCTGCTCGAAATCTATCTCTTGTTTTCTTCCCGAGCCGTTGTAAAATATCATCTATATCTGCCATTAAAAGCCGGTCGAACCGTAACCCCCTTCTCCCCTGGTAGAGTCGGACAGTGATTCGGCCCATTCGAAACCTGGCAATTCGACACGCTGTATAAGTAGTTGCGCGACTTTTGACCCCTTTGGCAAGTGCTTAACCGAAGGGCCTAGGTTAACTAGTGGCACGCTCATCGGACCACGATAACCAGCATCAATCGTGCCTGGAGAATTTATCAAAGTAATTGCATCTCTTGATGCCAAACCCGAGCGGGGATGAATCAAACCAACATAGCCAGGCGGTATTTCCATTCTGAACCCCAATGGAACCACTACGGGAATACCAGGTTTAAGCAAGACATCTTCAATAATAAAGAGGTCGGCGCCCGCATCGTCTGCGTTTGCGCGCTCAGGTAATATTGCGTCTTCGTTAATTCGCTCAATTTTTATCTTCATCAGTTTCTTCCTCCTCTACAATCGCTAGCTTGGTGATACCTCCATCGAACGCGATACCTACTCGCTTTGCTCCGTCCATATATGACTTAAGCTTGTCTGTATGTAACTCGACTTCACCGCCCATTTCATCCACCAGCATAATCAGTGCCAGTAGGCCAATCTGTGTTCTTATTTCTACATCATCTTCGTTAGTAGACATTGCTAATATGTTCAGTCCCTTTATAATTGTTGGTCTCTATTACTCTTGTCGCACCCGGCGACAAAAACTTACTTACCTTGTCTATAGTATTGCTGAAAACTAGGTAGCTGTAAAGGTTTTTGTCGGCATCACTTACAACAACATTCGCAATGCGCTTGTCATTCTTGGTTGTGCGTTCTGCGTAGTACATGACTCTCCGAAACTCCCCGGTCAAATCACGCAGGTACGGTCTACGAATCCAGTCAATAAGCGGGTCTTCTTGAAAGTCAACTAACTCATCAACATTGATGGCGCGCATGATTCTATTATCAGCAATAAGCATTATGTACATGCTGCCTTTTTGTATGGTTGTGTCCTGGTCATCAAAAGCACCGGCCGAACCTGTGCTATCGACCATATCGACTCTTGCCCAACCGTCGCCACGCTTAATTTTCTTAACCATAGCCATAATAACGAATGCTCCCTTTTCGGTGAACTCCGATAGGGTTGACATTGATTCACGCATACGACTTGTGACAAGACTATGCTCAAACGCTGGAATACCTAGGTACTCATAATAATATTGTTTTTCATCGCCCCGGCGGGGATTGTCCGCAAAGGTGGCTCCCCCAATCAGATTGAGCGATGCCAGCATGCGACTGTTAAGTCCACTGCCCTTTTCTTTAACCTTCGCTTCTAGTTGCGCGTAATTTTCGAACGGACGGTGTGCAATGATTCTGTTCGCTAGTTTCTCGCTGATGTACTTGACGCCCGATAAGCCGATACGAATAGCACGTTCTTCAATTGTGTAGAAGACACCGGACTTGTTAACGTGAGGTAGCAGAATCTTGATTCCAAGTCTCTTGCACTCAAGCATATATTCGGTAACAAAGTCATTGTCCGTTTCTCGCATCAGCAGAGCACACATGAATTCTAGTGGATAGTGATACTTTAGCCATGCTGTCTGATAAGAAAGCAGTGAATAGGCTACCGAGTGAGCCTTATTGAATGCGTAAGCACCAGAGGCTTCAAAACTATTCCATAGCCGCTCCGCTTGCAGCTCGCTTACTTTCTTACTTGCTCCCTCAATGAATCTATCTTTGTATTCAGCAATAATTTCGGGGATCTTCTTGCCGACACCTTTACGCACCTTGCTAGCATCAGCCATTGTAAGTCCTGCTAGATCGATACATAAAAGCATAAGTTGCTCTTGGAACAATACTTCATTGTAGGTACTATTCATAAAGTGATCTACGTCAGGATGAATAGACTTATTCTTAGCCCGGCCGTTTTTCTTAGCTATGTAGTCTTCACCTATTGCGTTCCAAGCACCAGGCCGAATCAACGCGTTGCTAGCCGCTAAGTCATCAAAGTTCTTGCAACCCATCTTCATGAGCAACTTAGTATACGGCTGGGCTTCGCATTGGAATACGCCTAGAGTATGACCAGCTTCTAGCATACTGTAGACGTTTGGATCGTGCGGCAATGTGTCCACATCAATAATCCTGGCATGCCGCTCTTTAATCAACTTGCAGGCCAAATCTATAATAGACAAAGTCTTTAGACCTAGCCAGTCTTGCTTGATTAGCCCAAGCTTTTCCGCTTCTCTGTAATCTAGACCAACTACTTCTGCTCTACGATCCTGACCGGTAACCTTGCGAGTCTCTACCGTGGCAATTTCAGCGATAGGTCTATTCGCAACGATGACGCCGGCAGCGTGCAAGCCATAGCCTTTGATAAGACCGTCTAGTTGTTCTGCTATACGAATAACGTCAGGGTACTTTAGCCGGAACTCTTTAAGCTCGGGTAGTTTCTTATATTGCGCGAGGATTTCTTCTTCCGCGAAACCATCGACCGCTTTAAGTGCCGCGTTTGATTCTGCGTAAGGTACTCCAAGTGCTCTAGCTGAATCCTTGAGTGCTGACTTTCCTTTGTAGTAAGTAATCGTAGTGATTCTTCCAACGTGACCATATTTTCCTCGTACGTATTCAATGACTTCCTCACGACGGTCGTCAGCGATATCCACATCGATATCAGGCATGTCAGGCCGGTCAGGATCAATAAACCGCTCAAAAAGTAGATCGAATCTAAGGGGATTAACATTTGTGATTCCTAATGCGTAACAAACTAGCGAGCTTGCCGCGCTTCCTCGTCCTGGTCCAACTCGAATACCTTGCTTCTTTGCCCATTGAATAGCATCCCCAACCATAAGAATATAGTTCGGAAATCCCTTGCCGTTGATTACGCCTAGCTCACGCTTTGCTCTCGCAATTGCATCCGGATTGTCAATCATTCCTAGGCGACGTAGACCGTCCCAGGTTTGCCGCTCTAGTTCCGCTGCACTATCTTCGTGCAATACAGGAAGGGTGCTCAGACCTTCTTCATACTTGTATCCGGCGATTTTGCTAGCGATTTCCCGCGTATTCGCAAACAGGTCAAGTCTATCTATCCCCTGTTCTTGGTACTGCGCCAATCTATGCGTGTACTCGGCTAGATAGATGTCAAGATGCTCAAAAGTCATCTTTCGATCAGGATAGAGATAGTCGAACTTATCTAGCAAGTCCAGCTTAGCCATGTACTCTAAATCGGGAGACTTTATTTTGGTCGGATGCGTATTTAGTATAAGAAATGCTTCTTGTAGCTCTTTCTGCATTGGAGTGGCATGATGGCAATCTTCCGTTGAGACCGGACTGATTCCCAGTTTATCCGCAAGTTCCAAGAGCGTGTGATTGAGCTGTTTCGGATTGTGACTTTGCAGTTCAATATAGTAGTCGTCCACAAATCTTTCTTTGAAACGAGCTGCAAGGTTACGCGCGTATTCTTGGTCATCACGATCAAGAATTGCTTTTCCAAGCGCACTTCCCATGCAACCCGATAGAACGACCAGCCCGTCTCCGTATTCGTCAAGTAATTCCCAATCTATTCTTGGTTTGAAGTAGTAGCCTTCGGACCACGCAAGGCGGGAAAGTTCTTGTAGATTGTGTAACCCAGTGTCATCTTTGGCGATGAGAATAAGATGTGAATACATTCCAAACCCATCAGTGCGCTTTCCCGGAGCCTGTCTATCAAATCTGTCTGTTTCTGCATAATATGCCTCTAGTCCTAGAGCCGGGGCTAAATTGTTATCTTTAGCTACCCGCTGAAATTCGCGGTGTCCGGCTAGTGTTCCATGCTCTGTTGTTGCGAGCATAGACATTCCAATTTCTTTTGCCCGGCGCGCATAATCATCCGGGGTCGCCACTCCATCCAAAGGAGAGTAATGCGAATGCGCGTGAAAGTTTATGTATTCGTCCATGTTGACACTCTTAGGTGTGTGTGATAGCCTCAATCTGCCTTCAAGCTGCGAGACTGAGGCTGCTAGCCCTGGCTAGCAAGATAGGGTGCCCGTCATCAACGGGCACCCTATTTTTATATTGCCTGCATTAGGTACTTGCCTATGTAGCGTGTATACGCTGCTGGTATAGCTTGAGACAATGGCTTAGGTGGCATATCGTGCCCCATAATTGTCTTTGCTGCTGGGATTGGAAATTTGACGCCACCGCGTTTAATATTGTGGTACTTCTTGTAACCAATATTATCTAGATTGCCGTAAATGCCAGCAATCTTTCGGTCCTTGCATTTACATGTAGGCTGCGGAATGCTCACGCCTGACAACTCAAAAATTCTGTGCCGCTTAAGCAAATGGTCATTCTGTATTAAATCAAAGTGACTCCCGCATAGCACTAAGTCTTTACGTAGAGGTGAGCCAGGAACATTTTCCATAACCCACGGAAGACCTGACATTAATAGCTTAGCTCTAGTTGGCTCTACTAAATCCGGGTGATTTTCTCGACTTGCCGCCGGAGTTATCATAGAATAACGTGGGCAAGGAGGGGAAGCGTGTATTACGTCAAACTGATCGAAATATGCATCTACGAAATCTACTGCGTCATCTTGCACAAATTCAGCGGGATAATATTCGCTGTGATCTACTATATCTACACCAGTTACATTAAAGCCTGCATCTATGTAACCTTTTGCTGCTCCCCCTCCCCCACAGAATAAATCTAAGAGTTTAGGTTTACCAGTCAACCGAATCGTCATCAGCCGAAGCGTCAGACTTCGGAGATTCGCTTTCAGTAGCGTTGCTGCCCGCAAACTTTTCCCAAGCTACTTGCTGCTCAGGATAGGCGATATGACGAATAACTGTCTCTCGCAAGTCTACGATTGTTTCGCCATCCTTGATCTGCGGCATCTTCTTGCTTGGCAATGCTGACCATTGAGTGTTCCGTCCGGATCCAGACTTACTGATGCGCCAGCCTGTATCTGTGATGTTCCCTTCTTCGTCGTAGTATTCTGTAAGCGTATTTACTACGGTTGAGTACGCACTGCGGCTGAATACCTTGATCTCGCCATCTTCATCAACTATATTGGCATAAAAATTGGTCTTTTGCTTTAGACCTAGCTCTGGGTCTTCCTGGTTCAATTCGCAGAAGTAGCAACGTCCTTCTTCTTCCAGAGTGCAGAGAACTCTAAACTTCCAGCCTTCGTTACCGGCCGGGCTGTGCTCTACAGCGAATATTGTGAGACCTTTTTCAGCATTGTATGCTTCTGACTCTTCGTCAAGCTCCTGCAAGAAGCGAATATTACGAGTCTCATTTGCGCCTGCCTTAAACCACTTGGCGCGGGGGCGATCCATTTCCGCCCGGCGTGCAGCCTGTTCCTGCTGCATCTTCTTAATTGCTGCTAAGCCTGATGTTACTGACATGTTGTTAGTGTTTTCCTTTTCTATAATTTGGTCGTTGGCCTACTAGGCTTTGGACTGTTTAATTGTATCATATGTTGCGCAGTATCGGATATAGTTTTTGCTGTTGTTGATATTCGATCTTTGTGACCGCATTATCTATAGACCGGCGGATTTCCTGCGCTGTGCAATCGCCAGCATCTTTTTTGCCATCTGGATATGGCTTGCCATCTTCGTACATGGCCCATCGAACGCGCTTTGACTTGAATATGTCTGCGATCTTTTGACCTAAAGCTCGCCCGGGATTATGGCCTTGGCATTCGCCTTCACATTTACGACAGTTCTCATTATACTGCGGCTTATCCATGTCGGTCATTATTGTGATGCCCGTGAAATGCCTATTAATTAGTTCACGATGTACGTCAGATATGCCTGAGCCTAATCCAGCTACTACGCATGGATAACCAGCTTGATGAATAAGCATGGCGTCTAATGATGACTCGCACCAGATTACATGCTCACCGGCCCGTTTTGCGCGGTGAATATTGAACAGCGTCTTGGATTTGGGAAGACCCTTGCTGTTCTTGAATTGCTTACCTTCTATACTGCGGCCCACTATTCCTAGCGGATTCCCTTTAAAGTCATGGACCGGAGTAGTGACCATGTTTCTATATGGATCGTAACCTAGATAGAAGTAATCTTGTGTATGATTGTACAAACCGCGCGAAATCCAATAATCTCTGGCGGTCTGCGATTGCTCTAAATTGCTGTGTAGCTTATCTAGTGTCTCTTGAGAAAAGTAGTCGAGTTGCTGGCTGTCGAGTAAATTCGCGACGACCCGTTGAATGTCAACTGGCTGTTTGTGTCTTGCCATGAGCCGTAGTGCCTGCCAAGGGCTAAGTTCTCCGACGTCTTCCACAAGCTTAGGGAATATCCCTGTGGCGCCACAACTCGGATTGAAACATTGCCAGACCCCGATGGTTTTGTTAATAGCAAAAGACGGAGTATCGCTGTTAGCATGATACGGGCAGTACGCATATAAATGCGCGTAATCATCTTGTCGAACATCTATTCCGATTTCATCGCAGACCGCGCGGATTTGGTCTTCGGTATAGCGCGGGGTATCATCCTGTCGCTTCCCCATCCTTCAATCTGCTCTGCCTTTCGTTTTCCTACGTAGACTCCATAGATAGTAAGTGTAAATCTGTAGATGTCTCGCTGTTGGTCATAGTCTAACGCTAAATATGGTCCCAGGTCAAGCACTGGGACAATTCCTTCTACGCGCATGTCTTCCACACATGTACGTTCCAGTTGTATACGTAAACGTGGAATGGCTGCGTCGTCTGCTATCTCCCCGTAGTGTGTAAACTTCTTTATGGGCCGGTGCATTATATGTCAAATACTTCCTCCACCCGGCCGGTTTCTACGTCCATCTTCAAGTAGAACGCAAAGTCTGGACCGTGGCGGTTCTTTCTGCACGCGATCTCCGTTGTTGAATCGTCCGGACCATTTCGATACGTATGTACAGAAACAGCCATGTCTGCGTCGAACTCGATCTGCTTTGAATTCGCAACGTGATGCAACATCGGAGGATTATCGCGATCTGCCTTCTCTGTCATTGTAGCAGATACGATAGCAAAGATTGGAACGTTGGCTTGTAGCGCTAACATCTTCAATTCTCTTGATACCGCGCGAACTCGCTCTGTTTCTCCCCCACTGCGCCCGTTGTTCTCCATTAGCTGCAAGTAGTCTATGACAACAAAGTCGGGCCTATACTGATCGATCTTTGCTTGCACTACTGCCGGGGTCATTGCACCTTGACCCTCATTGCTAATGATAACGAAGTCACGTTCTGCTAGTTCTTCCTGTGACCACTCGTTGAATTTCTCTATGTCAATGTTCGCCCGGCTTAAATCTGACATTCGCCAGGTACCAGAACCCATCAGAGTAAATATGCGATCACGCATAGACTCTGGCGACATTTCCAGAGAAATAATCATGGGCTTGTAGCCCTTGCGGTATACGTTAATCGCAAGTAGCTCTGAGAAATACGATTTTAGATTACCTGGCCAGCCGATGCAGACAATAAAATGTCCACCAGCCATACCTGTCGGATAACTGGCGTCGATCGCGTCGAATCCCGTAGCGATACCAAGTCGACCATCATTTGCAGAAACGCGCTCTTTGAGAGCTTCATAATGTCTAGCATTGTTTTCTATCTGACTCAGGTTAATATCTTTAACGCCGCTGTTAAGCTGGGTCAGCTTAGTTAGCTTCTTGGTGGTGGCGTCTAGCATTTGTTTGGTGCTAAGCTTACCGCTTGATAGCGCCTCTGCTATCTTTTCAGCTAATTGCTCTAAGCCAGTCGAAATACGATAATTGCGTAGTTCTTCTACGCAATACTTTACTTCGGCATCAATGTCTTCGTGCTCAAAATCCGGGTGCCACTTTTCGACTAATTGGCTCCCCGGCACGCTGCGGTAACGCATATAATACTTCTTGATATCAAGCCAAATATCAAGATGGGTCTCGAACAAATTATCTATATCTGACGATGCTAGAGCACCGCTAATATCTCTTTTAGTAAGTATTGCGTTTAGTAGTTGTGACTCTGAATTCATCTGTTGCGGTATTCCTCAACCCGTCGCTTAGTCTCCTCAATCAGAGCCTTTCTACGATCAGCGTCTTTCTCGCGCTCGTCACGCATGTCAGCTAGTTCGTGATACTTTGTGGCAAAGTAGTACCATCCGTGATCGTTGTAGTGCTCAAAGAAATATTCGAGCAAGCTCTTTACGTTGTCGAACGACTCAAAACGCAATATTTCTATCAAGTCGTTTTTGATTTGAAGTGCGTTTATGTGCGGCTTTCGTTCGTATTTCTCTTCAAACAGTATTACATATAGTTGAGCTAAATCTGTTGCATCTTGCGCTAAGAGCTTAAAGTCCTGCTTCGGCAATTTCGCGCTGCGTTTGTTCAACCTTTCGCTCCAATTGCTTGTCTACAAAAGCATAGACACGATTAAACGCTTGCTCTGCACTTTCGCCTTCGCGGGAATCATCTTCTACTGCAATATCAATCTTGATTGACTGATAGTTACCAGCATTAAGAGTCGTCCCCAGTCCCACTCGTATTTTCGCCATCTTCATCCTCCTTTGTTGGTTTGTCTGGCTTACTAAAACCGAAGCTACCTTTTTTATTTCCTACCGCCTCGTCGTCCAATGCATCTGAATAGTCCATCCACATTTCTGACAATTGCTTGAGGACTTTAATGCTTGGCTTCTTCTTGCTAATCTCTAAGGCAGAGGCAATATCTAGTAGCGTCAGCGCTTGCTCTACTGCTACCTTTTTATCAACCGTGCCATGAATATTAAGTGGAGTATATTCCAGCAGCGGTACGTCTTCTTCGTCCTTCATACTTTCCAAACTTTGATAAAATTTCCGTCGTCATCCTTAACATAATAACTGGAATCAGGATGCAATCGGGCAAGAACATCTTGACGACTTGGCAATCGAAAGTTTGCCAACGGCTCGCCATACTTATTCTTCGGAGCGATCTCTAGAATCTCGTCGCGCATGCGCAGTATATCGTCCTCAGACCAAAATAAAGCTTTTGGTATCTTGGTCTTCACATCGAAAGTCCGACCAGACGGATAAGAAACGATGTCTGAGCGAAGCCATCCCCTGATCTGCTCGGGAGGTCGGCTCAGTATGTCCGCAACTTCACTTATCCTATACGCTACTTGCATCCCGCGCAAGACATCTGCAACGAGGTACCACGAGCGTTTTTGATCCGGGTAGTTCCATGCTACTACAGCTGCCTCCTGAGTTATATGTCTTAGCTTTTTATGCAGCTTGGAATTCAGAAAGAAGAGATTTGGTATCGAACCCCGCAAATCCATACCTCCGTTTCTTCTCCAACATGTTGAAGAAATCCGCTAGCCGATCGGTTCTACGTATCTCCCAACGCTTACCGCAGCGGATACAAAATAGCTCTATATCGCCATCTTTACACAGTGCACGGTCTAACAGTACCCGTCCATCACATTTTCTACAAAATAACATAATCATCTTTCACAACTTGCTAGAAAAATTCTGCCATCGTTGCGCAGTAGCAAGCTTTTGTTACTATTTTCGACTTTGAATACCTGTCCTTGCCAATTGGTTAGATTCCAATGCTGTGCGTAGTTAACTCTTAGTTGGCCTCTAGAGCTAAAGTGGATCATCCAATTGGTGCTAGGATTACTAATCATATTTGCCGATCGTGCATACTTTACAGCATATCCCGCTCTGTGTCCAATGTCATAACATCTTTCTTTAATGAAATGATTGGATACGAATACCGCGCCAACCCAGCCTTTTTTTACCTCGCGCTTAATTGTCCATCGCAGGAACTCATGAACCCACAAGTAAGCTTCGTATCCGCAAAAGTCAGTAGTTAGCTCTAGTAGTTCATCTTCCCATGGACATTCTGTATTGTTTGATGCAGTAGCAGCAAGACGAGCAGAATAAAGAACATCATCTTTTGTTCTTTTCCGCCGGAACGAAAACGGCTCAAACATAGCATCAGCCACTACGTTTGCAGTGCTCCGCAAATACGCTTTTTGCAATGTAGTACCCCGCCGGTTCATCAACTTGTGATCGGGAGTGGCATAAAGAGACATGTTAACCACCCGGCAGATATACAACGGCCCATCATAGTCTTGTATTTCTATGTCTACTATTTTGTCGTACTCGCTGCATCTTCTATGCCAGTTGTACGATACTGTTTGTAGTTCTTTGCCTTCATCCAAAGCCTGGCGGATCTCGTGACAATTCATCCACCCGTCGCGGGTCCAAATGTAACTAAGTTCAGTCAGCAAGTGAATACTTTTCCGTCTATTACGGCTACAAAATCATGAATCGGAATAAGCTGTACATGCGGTTTATCGTTGACAACGTTTGCTATAGCAAAACCTGGTTGCCAATTATGCGTAGCAGAATATTTCATTTGTGATACGTCACAAAGGTGCCCGATCTCGTACCCTTCCAGATCCTGCGTCAGCTTCATTCCTTGGTCCGCAAATACTACTGACTTTCTGTAGCTAGCCTGTCTATGTGAATGCCCTCTCAAAAGCGATACATTCCAGTCTTCTACATCTTGCTTCACCGATTGTCCGCCGTGCTTGCTAATAGCTACACCATGATGAACATGCATGTCACCAAATCTTCGCACCGGCGGATCCTGATAATAGTGAAATATTATGCCATTATTATCCAGATCGTATAGAAGATTCGGCGTAATTATTCCGTCTAGAGCCTTAGCTTTAGTTCGTATATATTGATCGTGTCTAGTCCAGCCGTGATTTCCATCATGCCAATGTATATCTGCGCCGGGCGCAGATTGTCTTAGCTTAGCGCTGAACTCTCTTAACAGCTTACTGTCTTCTACTACCTTATGATTGACTTCATCTACCGAGTCTTTAGCCCATACGCTAGTGCCATCAGCGTTATCAATGTCGCCTGCGATATCTATTGCATCCGGCTTCCACCAATTTATAACGTCAAATAGTAAGCGTAGGTATCGCTCGCTGTGACAAGGTATATGAATATCAGAAGCTATCAACCACTTGGTCATTAGTAGCCCAATGCCAAGTACGACCACCATTGCTCGCCGCGAAACTCTGTGTTCGCATTGTACTTGAATTGGTGGGCTAGCAACATAAAGCCACGGTGATCTGCGATAATTGAACCGTCTAGGCCGTATGTGCCGAATACTAATCTTACAGCATCACTAGCTGCTAGTGTACCTTGAATATTTGGTCTACACCCCGGCAAAAATGGCTTTGGGAAATAGTGCTGCATTCTTGTAGTCTCGCCGTCCATATTTGGCAGACGCAAGTGTGCCGAACGGAATGTAAGACCAGTTTCTCTAATTACCCCGAATGTATTGTAATATCCTTGGACCATATGCTCAAAAAGCCAGTCATCATTAGCTGTCATCTGATTAAGCTTAGAGGATGCGACAGGCTCCTTTCCCCAAGTTATGCGCATGTAAGGCATACGCTCACTCCTTTACTCATATATGGCAAATAATTTCTTCTCCTTCTTCGTGAAAGTCTAACTCTACATTGGATACTGCTATTGCATTACGATAATCGAATCCAAGCCGCCCGAAAAAATCCGGATCAGCAACTTTTCGTCTTACATCATCCTGCATAAACCAATAAGTATTAGACATATCAACTAATAGTGCGCCTGGCCGGAACCCAATAGTCCCGGCCGTCGGATAGTGCTTAATTGCTTCCACACTAGCTGGAACCGGCGCAACGTTCCACGACAAGAATGCTCGTTCACTAAAGAACCGCTTCTTTGTTTTGGTTAGTATTAGATAATACTTACCGTTTGCCTCAACGTATGTCCATTTAGGATAATGCGTCGTGGTCGTGGGCGGGTGCCACGTACTCTGTACTTGCGGCTGTATTTGCTGCTGCGTTTCTAGCTGCGTTTTCTTCTCTAAGCCGAAGAATCTCTTCATTAGCATGGTCTAATTCGTGCGCTAAATCTTGTGCCTGTGCCAATGCCGCTGCGTGCTCTAGCGCCAAGTTTGAGACTCGCTGCATCAAGTTGTTAGCGACCTTCTGCCAGTTTACATCTGCCACGTTTTCACCTCCCAGAAAAGTATATCACTTCCAGTATGCACAACGGAAGCCCGGTTTGTCACCTAATGCTCTGGCAGCTCCATGCGCCCAACCAGTTGTCTGCTTATCAGTAGTGCCCGTGTTTCCAAGCATGAATCCCTTGAAGGAGCCATCATAGATTGCTCCCATTATCTCGCTATTATTCTTCAAGTTGATCCATTTACCGATGCCTTGACCTTCGTAGAAGACTTGCATTCGATTAGCAAACCCGCCCGCTGGTTCAACAGTTGCACCGACATTAGCAGTATTATTATGCCATCCAAGGCATACAGATCCACTTGGATTCCACCAACCGCCGATCTTGATAAATACCTCACAATATTCGATATTTACTAGGGGAACACCTTGTAGCTTAGCGATCTCAGTCTGGTCAAACCACATCCAAGACCGTCTATTGCCATCGACATTAGCGTCTCCTTGCCACATAACCTCGCTAGGCGTGTAACCGGTGTTAAAGGCGATTCCAGATCCATTATAGCTATTAGAGGTGTGTGGCTGAATATCAAATTCATATCGTTGAGTAGTTGGTGTGGCTGGCTCGTTGTATCTGTTGACTGACTGAAATACAGTAGCTGGCCCAATATCTTCAATCGTGAATCCAATTTGATCCCAGTTTAAATAGACTCTACCGTTCCAAACAGTTCCCAAAACCATCAAAAACTTGCAGGCCGCTGATGTTTGACCGCCTAGAACTTCATCGCCTCTAAATACACCGCTACCTCCAATTGACCGATAACGAGCTCCGGCCCATTCAGTGGTTTCGAAATATCTAATACCCGGGCTTGTTGTCGTCGGTGTCGTGCCATTATTGGTGTATGTAAACACAATGTACCAGTTGTTTGGATATCCTTGGTTAGTTCCCGCAATAATGGCATCAGTAGCTGTTCTCATCGGCTCCATTGTGATGCGATAATATCTATCCTTATATATAGTGCAGGCTACCTCAAGCAATCCTCGCGTTCCATTTGTTACTTCGTAGACTTGGCTCTGACCAGTTGCTCTAGCAACAATACCTCGCGGGCCATCCGAAAACATACTAGATAGTTCTTTGCCCTTATAGAGAAAGGATTGCGTCGCGGATATTGTATCGTACCCGGCGGAAGAACCTGATGCCTGTCCACGAGTAATAAGATTATTGAATTCTGCGGAACCGTCTCCACGAATTGCCCAGCCAGCTGATCCAGTCGTAAAGTTGCTCGATGTAACAATCGAGTTGACTAGGTCTGATCCTGCACCCACTGTCAGCGTTCCTCGAATAAGAGCGTCACCAAATTGTGCATTTCCTTGCGTATTAATTGACCATGCTGGTTGACCAGATACACCTATAGCTTGCGCCGATGACTGAATTGATCCCGTGCGGATTGCTCCACCATCAATCGTAGTTGCGCTTGGTGGCGTGAACATTGACGGAGTTGTTAGTGCACCGATTTGTTCTTCAACTTGCAAACCATCGATAGTTACATCGTATCCAGTAGAACCATTAGCGTAAACACCAGCATAAAGTTTAACCTTATTGACGCCGGTTGGTACAGTAAGCACCCAACTAAATCTAGTCCATGTCGATGAATTGATTGTGCTAGATGTTCCCGGGAATATTGTAGTTCCTGTATCAGTGTAGAATCCAAGTCGCCAGCTTGCGTTAGCTGATCCGTTCTTTTTCACCCAGCCACTAACAATGTAGTTAGTTGCCACTACATCAATATTTACACCCGTTGTGGAGGCTGCTCCCGGGCCGAAATAGAATAACTGTCCATTACCGGTTGTAGTGGTGGTGTTAGTCATTTTCAGCGCTTGGTTTCCATAGCGCGCACCGGACTGAACAATACTTAGAATAGTAGCAGCAGCGCCGCCGGATAAACCAATGCCACTAGCAGCGCCAGCGCTATCAACATAGTAAGAGCTGACAAACTCAAAGTCAGCTTGAGCAAGAGGTAACAGATTCTGGCTAGACGATTGAAGCAAGAGCGATTTGGCTGCGACTGAGCCATCGTAAATCGTAAGCCCAGAATTGTTGAGTAAGTACCCTGTCTTATTGGTTGCATTGTAGTTTGTAGATTGCAGTCCTGATCCCGCAGCATCCAATGTTAAAGTGCTACGAACAAAAAGATTATTTGTTATTGCTGTACCAGCTTCTAGCTTGGCTGCCGACAACGAGTTAATTTTAGCATTTGTTATCTGGGCATCTCCTATATTGCTAGTAGCAATTAGTCCTGGCAAACCTGTTGCTTGTGGCGAAGCAATCGACTTGTTTTTCGCGTTATCGACGGCAATTACTTTCCAGTATACCTGAGTCTCTGTATCTATGCGGGGATAGTCAAAAATTGCGTTAATACTTATTCCTGGCCCGGCAGACTGCAAGGTGCCTAACAAAGTCGTGTTGCTTGGGGTGAAGTTGGTAGTGCTAGACGCATGCACTTCTAAGTAGCTGACATCCTGTGGAAGATTCGCACCGGTCTGCAACTTGCCCGTATGCGCTACCTGAGCGCTCAGAGTGTTGGTGCTGACCGTCGGCGCAGCCGGTTGCCCCGGTGCTGTCGTATCGGCCGGCATGGCTATCGGGTACGTCGAAGCGTTGACCCATGCCGAGCTGTTGCCATTGTAGTCCTGAGAACGTACCGCTACATAATAGCTTTGTCCCGGAACAACATTATTAATATTGACTGATGTTTGGTCACCCGGAACAGTTGCATAGCTATAAGTAACGCCATCTATAGAGTATCTAACAAGATAGCTTGTTAAGTCGCCTGCATTTTGGGTAGGTGCGGTCCAGCTAATATTTAGCTTCTGCGTACCTAAATCACTGGCTGTAGCAGAAACCGTTACGTTTGTTGGCGCACCGGGCGGTGTTACGTCTACATCTGTTGCCGATACCGGAGTCGCTGATCCGCTTGCATAATTAGCGCTTGGCTGATTGAAAACATCGATCGCAGCTATCTTAAAGTAATGCGGCACTGGATTCGTAGTAGGGTGAATGTAGCTAGTGTTATTGCCTTCATAAACCTTATTAGCGTTACTCGGCGTAAAATTGGAACCGCTTGTTGACATGTGGACACGATAGAACTTTATGTCTTGATCGGCTACAGAGTTCCAGCTAACGGAAATAGCGCTCGTGATACCGGTAAAAGTTGCACCAGCAACATCAGACGGAACTGGATTCTGCACAGTAGCATTTACAGCCGTACTTAGATTTCCAGCTAAATCTCTAGCCTGAACAGAAATAGATACCGTTGGCTGCGGGTCGGTAAATGCACCAATGTTTGATTCGAAAGGAAAGTCGAACTCTTCCCCCGCTTGATAGCTCACGCTAGCAGTTTTGCCAGGAGCACTAATAGATACCTTGAAATCTTTAAAGTCTTTTAGAGCCGAGCCATTGCTATCTACTGTCGGAGTATTCCACTTCGCTTTAAAGCTAGTGCCAGCTACGATCCAGGTCAAATTAGTTGGTGGACCCGGTGGCGTAATATCGGACTGCGTAAATAGATCGTAGGCTGTAGACCATTCGCTAAAGTTTCCATTGCGGTCCTTAGAGCGAACCTGCAAAACATAATGTGTACCCGGCGATAAGTCTTTGATTAAAGCGTCAGACATTTATACATCTAACTCCAACATGTATTCAATATCCATAGTAGTACCGGCCATTTTACGCTTTGGTGAAGCTAAGACAGCGCGAGAAAGCAAAGAACTTGAGTCTATGTCCGTGTCATATCTAAGCGCATCTAGCATCACCGATCCCCCGCCGACGCCTGCCGTTCCAGCAACTTCAATTCGACTAATATTAGCCCAATCAGGAGATCCAACCTTGGTAAACGACGACTTGCTCACCTTTTCGAGGTGATAGCCATTGGTCAATGACCAGGACTGCTGAACAAAGTAGTTGCTGCTATCTGTTTTAAATCTCAGACTCAACGCCGTAATATTATTCAACAAATATGCAAACTTGAATTGCGTGCTATCCGGCAGTCTAGACAAGTCTAACGAAACTGGATAAGAGCCTACAGCATTAGCGCTTGCAGCTAAGTTATATAGTATCGCGGAATTCGATACTCTTGCGTTGTCACCGCTGTAATAACTATGCACTGATGTCGTAGATTCCCAAGCTAGCATGTTATTGAAGTTGAGTAGAACCGAGCCTTGATGTGCTGTTCTTGACCCGGCCGCTTCTTTTGCGTCCCCCGGATAAACACCCAGTTCATATATTTGATAATCGTCTGGCACTGCCAAAGTTGCCTTGAAATAGATAGCTTCGTTGATGCTGTCTACTATGACTGTCTTAATCTTGGCGTCTGCTACTTGAAATGCTAGTTCTTTGTCTGCCGTCGTTGCTGCTACGGGTGATATACCTACGCTGATTACGTCAGCAAAACCCCGTTGCTTTCCCGCAACTGCACCTAAAATGCCTATGCGTCCTGCGTCAGTAATGACGTTAGCTACTTCTATTCCCTCTATTCTATACGTTCCCTGCATCTTTGGTTATCCTAATATCGTATTCTATTGCTTCACTGACATTCGCCAGATCGAGTGTAACGTCAATTACGGCTGTTCCGTCTGAACTAAAACGCACCGTCTGTTCTTTAATACCGAGTACCGTGGGGGTGCTTGGAATAGCAGTGCCAGTATTGACCTGCGTGCCATAAGCCTGACTATCGCCGATAGTCTGTCCAGTTGCGACATCTATTGTCCGATACTGAAACGGTGTATCACCTTGCGGCAAGTCACGTGGCAACGATACATACTTACTAACCGGATCAACAGCAATGATCTGATTAGCACTAATCTGTTCAGCCATTTCTCAATTGTATCATCGGACTCTATTTAGAGTCAAAGTAACTTTCAAACCTTCATCCCAAGATCGGTTGGTAGCCTTTACAATCCATAGCCACTCTTGACGTAAGTTAGAGGTTTCGTAGTAAACAGTTACCTTATCGCCCAGCTGAACTTTAGCGTTTCCGTAAACCTCGATATCTATTACGTCCATCGGCTCCGACCAATGCGTCGTGATCCAGGTGCCGAGAGCCTTTGCAGAATCCTCGGTAAAGATCCAATCAGCCTGCAAGTCAGCCTTAACCCGGCCGCGTTTACGAATTGCGTCTTCGTCCTTGACCGTCTCAGTAGCTTCGTCTTTTTCTTCTAGGACGTATCCGTAAACAATCAGCTTTTGGTCAATTGATTCGCTTTCGCTCAGTTGCTCGTTTCCTACTACTATTTCGTCTCGGCGGCTAGCATTGACTAGTGTAAACTGTCCACGTGATGGATTATATGTATTGCTTACTACTTTTACGCGCTCATTTGATGCATAAATCTTAGTTGCTGCCGCCGGGGTCATTTCTAACTCAACATCAAAGTCTCTGATCTCGTGTACGTATGATCCAAAGTCATCGGCGAATACCTTGCGTCTAGCTAGCTGTGATTCATTCGAACCGCCGTACGCTGCGACCGACCAACTAGGAGTAGGACCTTCGCCCCATTGCTGCGTAAAAGTATTCCAAGTATTTGATACATATGATCCTGACTGAATATCATAGATCATTTGATCGTCCGGAGCATTCATGATAAATGGTACATAGTCTACTATACGTGTACTTGTTTCATAGCTGACAGATATCTCTGTACCGGCCGAATATGCGATGCGCACTGTTTGCGCTGTAGGATGTAGATAGGTCAATTCCCAATGCGGTCTAGTATCTTTGACTAGCGTAAGCGGTCCGTATTCCTTACTCGAACCATCGTAGCCGAACGATTGCAGACTTGTTATTGTTGCGTCCGTACCTGTCGTAGCCATAGTGAATACAACATTACCTAGCCATGCTCTGTTGGTTGGTAGGTTGATTTCTTGAACCTGATTATTTCCAGCCGGAAGCATTACGGTTGATCCAGAGAACGTTTCGACATTTTGCTCTACATCGTCCATCTTATCGGTAGTTGTCGTAGCATAGTAATTCTCAAAGTAGAACTTGTTCTGACCCCGGCAGAAAAGGCCACCTAAGTTTGTGTTTCTAATGCGATCCTCTGTATAGAATGTACCAACGAACTGACCCTTAACAAACACTTCAATTGAGCTTACCTGACGGCCATCGATCCAAGTATCTTCGTTATAGGTTACGTCTAAATCTATCCACTCGTCAGTTAAAACAGTTAGCGGAAGTCCAGCAGTCTTACCGTCTGTTGTATTCGCAAGCTTGGTAAAAGAGTCACCGTTTTTCTGTACTACGAATACTTCGTTGTTGACTTCGCGCCCGGCCAATTCGGCTCGCTCTGTAGTTGTAACCGTTACATAGAAACAACGGTGCCAGTCAACATTAGGATCCACTCCCCCATCACCAGTGTCATATCCATTCACGTTAGTAATGTTGAGAATCAGTCCAGCTTCCGCCGGGCCAGACTGCAATTTAAGTCTAGTTCCATGCTGCCGATACTCTGATGTATCAAAGGTACGGATATAGATTGGCGCGAACTCCCAGTTAGGAACCGGCCCGATGTTTGAATCGCAGGTCAATATACTGTCGTTCCAACTCCAACGATTCTGCACGGCATTCCAATTCGTCTTTGTTCGCCAGTCGCCTACTGGGGCATTAGTGTTGTTTGTAAAATACGTATTAGTCAGCGGATGCTTTTGCAAGGCCATTGACTCCATAGGTCGCCAACCATCGCGCGGATATGTACCGTGAAACTGTTTGCCCAGCTTTTCCTTGTCCCTAGCTGCAACATAGAGTCTGCCTGTAAAACCGTTAAGATAGTTTCCATCAACACCAGCAATGTTCATATCCCAAGGATTATTTGCATTACTGGAATCTTGATAGGACTTTAGATCCGCGGCTCTCCGATCATCGTCCTTTTCCATCTTAACTTCGGTCTTGACTGGCGCCTTACCGTTCTCAAACTTCCATACGTTATATCCCTTGCCTTTGATCTCGAATACTTCGCCATCGATATTTACTCTACCTTCATACGGCCAACGACTGGCAGCATCAGGAGTAACCCAGATATCCTCGGTTCCATTTGCTGTGATTATTTGCTTTAGAGGTGCGCCACGTAATACCACCGTATCGCTTCCTTCATATAGAACTGATGTTAACTCAGTCTGCGTTAGGTCCAGATCATCAACTTTACGCCGCCGCTTTTTGTACTTGATATCAACTTCGTTAGCTTGAATATCATACTTACGCTTTACTGTTAGTACATCCGCAACATCGTTGCCGGAATTCTGATACAAGAAAGCCCAGATAGCATTATCGTTATCGTTAGCTATCTGATCGCGAGTCATCAATTGAAAAATGCCGAATTCATCGACCCATAACGCAGCTTGGTTATCGCGACAAAGCTCTTGTAATACGTCGTAGAACGTCTTTGTTCCATCAGCCCAGAACCACTTCACCATATTAGATTCAGCAAAGTCGCTGCCATCGAATGCGTAGTTAGACAGGCCAGCCATATCAAGAATGCGGCTTACCAGATTCGTGATCGATATATCTTCCGCCCACATTGCAGGACAATCGGTGTCCTGCAAATACTTCATGGCGTCGAACAGCTCTAAATCAAACGTCCACTCATTGGTTACGGCCCACATATTTGTGAACATTGTCCCCAAGCGCAGCTTGTATTTTGTGCCGCCCCATGGCGTCAAATCGTATTCGCAATAGGCTCTTACTTCACACCAGCGATCTAGAATGCCAAAATAGTCTGATGTTTCATCGATATCGCTTAGCTTTTTGTCATAATTGTTGATGGCTATCTTGCCGCTATTAGCGCTGATCTGTCCGACTGGATAGATGAAATCTGATTCATCCATGGACATTTCAAATGACATATCTTCTACACGGTATGAGATATCAAATTCACGCCGGGCGCCAAGCTCCATTAAACCCATCTGTCTACTTGGCTTGTCTACGCTAGCTACATTGATACGTATACCCTTTAACGCTATCCACTTGGTCTCATCTAGCTGCTGCGTCTTTACCCAGCTAGTTCCGTTCCACCATATATCAGCGCGGCCAGTAATAGGATTAACATCTGGTCTAGTAATTGCTGTCCAGTTAGTGCCATCGGTCGTAATCTCTAGTGTCCATGACATTGGCGCAGTATTCATAGCGAAACCGACGCGAATCTTATTTGTCCGCACTGGACTATCATAGATTACCGTCGGTTGAACCTTATCAATTGCATACCCGAAGTCCTGTTCATAGTTGGCAGATGACATGATCGGGCTAACCCAATATTCAAATACTTCATCTTTCTCAACGGTGTAGTATCGAACGCTGTCTAATCCGGTAGTCATGGGGGAAGTCGTGTATGATTCATCGTCTGTAAATGCATACTGAATACTACTGTCAGGTCTCATTGGAGATGTTATTGACTCAATTGGAAAATAGTCAATGTTGTACGGCCATGTTGAGTCTTTATTCTCTACACCGGCGTTTGTAACCGTAGTTTTAACAAAGCGATTGAAATTAAACTCTACATAAGCAAACGGAAGTACGTCTATGTTGTACCCTCGTCTAAACGCTGTGTTTAACTCTTCTGGTACTGTCTGCACTTATATCTCTTCCAATGAAAAGTCTACATCGTAGAAGTCGACATAGCTTCCTCGCTTGACTATTTTCATCGAGAAATCAGTAAACATAGCCTTGAAAGTCTCGGTTGCATTCTTGCCATCGGTTAATGTCATTGTCACGTCGCCCCTGTTAGCTACATAGAAATCTCTAATAGCTATCGCCCCCCAAAAGCCGTCAACTGTTTTATTGGTTGCGCCAGGCAGAGTAGACCATCCAACTTTCCAAGTGCGCTTTTCGGCTACAGTTAAACGGCGCATTGTGCCATCACCCATGCGCTTGCGATATTCTACTTTTTCGTAGCTTACATTGATCGCGGCACGGTTGTGGTCTGTAAGTTTATTGCCGTTCAGAATTATTCCGGCAGAAATAGGTAAAACGAGAGGCTTAGGCATATTTTATCGAATCTTTCCAGTGCGCTTCTTAGCTACACGCAAGCGCTCCTCAATAACATCAGCAACGTCTTCTGCTGTCAAAGTTGCAGGCGCATTGCTCAAGTCTATATTAAAATTATACTCGTCTCCACCATGCTGGTCAATGTTATTAATTCCATCCTTTAGCTTACGACTTAGTGGCTCGGTCAGAACAGTTTCATTCTTGTGCAAGTTAGCCAACGTATTATCAAAGTTGATAGTTCCTCCTATTGCTAGGCCCGGAATAATCGATCTAGGATCAACGAAACGCCCTGGTCCTGGTCCAGCTTGAAAGTGCAAGTGAGGTCCAGTTGATCTACCTGTAGAACCAACAGCACCGATAATCTGTCCTTTTCTTACTTGGTCTCCAACCTTTACGTTATACGATGACTGGTGAGCGTAACCTGTAATTAGACCGTTTCCATGGTCAATCAATGTCCAGTTACCAAAGCCGTTTCCTGTATCTCCTACACGTATAACTGTACCGTTTCCAACAGACATAATTGGCGTGCCAGCGGGGGCACCATAGTCAATACCGTCGTGCAGACTGCGTGTACCGTTAATAGGGTCAGTTCTCCAACCGTAAGGGCTTGTGATCTTTCCGTTGGCGATTGGCTTACCATCTGCACTACCAGCGCCCGCGATTAATGCGAACTGTCGTCCGAACCATCCAAGGCCAGGTGCAGCACTAATTCCTGTTCCAATTCCGCCGCCAAGCAATGCTGCCGCCATTGCTTCCCACTTTGCATAAGCACCAGGGAATGCGCTAACTTGAACCGCTTGTGCCGCCTGCGCCAATGCCATTGAGTTTCTGTTCGGGAACGCAAATAGTCCTCGCTGTCCACCTTTGCCGCCAAGGAAGAACATTTTTGCGGACTCCACAGGATTAGTACGCTCTGCCACAGATCCCCATGCCGCACGCTGTTGGAATAGACCTAATGAGTCACGGTCACCGTAATTTAGATTACGTAGCGTGGATTCCTGCATCGCTGTCATCAAGGCGATAAGAATATCTCGTCCAGAGGCACCAAGAGACTTACCGACACTAGCAATGGTATTAGCATTTTGTAGCTGCTCTAGACTTAGATTAACCCCGCCATAATTGCCGGGCTTCAAGCTTATCTGACCATTGAAAGCATTTGCTCCGCCTGGCCCGCTAGCCCCCGCATCATTCAAGGCCATTTGCATCATTAGCTGCATCATTCCGGCAGCAAACATACCACCGAGCAAACCATAGCCACCGAAAACATCGGAAGGTCCACCGAAACCAATCTTTCCTTCGTTAATTTGGCGCATAGTATCTATACCAAGACTATCCACGATTGACTTCTTCATCATGAATTCGCCACGTTGAGCAAGAATTGGTACTTCGTCACTCTGCATACCGCCGGACTTTCCTGCTCTACCGGAAGGCGCACCGCCAATAAATCCACCGCCGTGGAATCCGCGAACCTGACCACTACCTACTCCACGTGTATCGGCTACTCTAGGTGGCGGTGGTGCTGGTGGTGGCTGGCTCCAACGATCCGGCAATCTACCGGTAATCAATGTATTCATGAATTCGCCAATTGTCATGCCGAACGCACCCTGCGCAATAGCGTTACCAGTCTTAGTACCGAAATCTCTCCATACGGCTTCATTTGACATTTGAGCTTGTGCAATAGCAACGTTGTCTTGCAATGTTCGCCCTACAATGCCGCCCCACTCGTTACCGTGACCAACAAGAACAATTCCGTACTTCTGATAGATTTCCTCAACGCGAGTCTTGTGTGCGTTTAGTTCAGCTTCATTACGAGGGATGAATGCTTGCAGTTCACGTAATTCAGTCTCCATCGCACGCTTTGCTGCTTCCTGCTTCTTGCGCTCGGTTTCTTCTTTCTTAGACTGCTCTTTAGCCAAACTATCGATTCGGTTCTGCAAGCGCTCCTTTTCCATATCGCGCTGTTCCTCAAGATGCTTACGCTCCATATCTTTCTGCTTGTTAAGCGAATCCTGAACGGCTTGTTCTTCTTCCGCTAATGCATCTAGTTTGGCTTGTTTCGCTTCCTGGATTCCGTCCTTACGATTATTAAGTGAATCGATCTGACCTTGTTGGCCTTCCCGGCGGTTTTGATACGCTAGGTTAGATGCTGATCGTGAATCTTCTTGAGTCCAAGAAGATTGCGTAGTCATCATGTTATTTGTGATCTTCGCAGCTTCATCCAAATTGCCGCCAGCAATAGCTCTGTTGTAGTCAATGCGAGCATTTAACAATTCGTTCTGTCGTTGTAGACGCTTTTCTTCGGCATCGAACATGCGTTCACGTTCATCATGTTGCTTTTCTTCAAGCGCCATCTGGTCCTGAATTGTCTTAATCTGGTCGTCAATGGCTTTTTCTTGAGCTTTGGCTTCGTCCTCGATTGCCTTCTTTCTGCCTTCGTAAGTCTTCTTGTGGTTGTCCATTGTCTGGTCCCACCGCTCATCAAAAGCATCCATGCGCTTATCCCAAGCCTTATCAGCCTGCTTTCCTTCTTGCTCTAATGCTTCTTTCTTGGCGTCATATGACTTAGTTATAGCATCTAAGCGAGCCGCAAAATCTTCGTCAGCCATTCTTGATGCTTCCCCTAGCATGTCATTCTGAGCACCAGACATAATTCCTTGCATCTTTGAGGAGAAGTTGGATCCTTGCTCGTCTTTATTCTCGCCAAATATCGACCAATTGTCAGATCCAGTAAGGAAATTGGAAACATTGCCAGACGCGATTTCATTAACAGTTGGTCCATAACCCTTAAGAGTGTCTACCCAGTCATTAAACTTCTTCTTTGTATCTTCGACTATCGCTCCGGTTTGCTGCATCAAGTAATTAAGCTGCCCAGTCTTCAACGCTTGCGCATCTAGACCTGCTGCCGCAGCGTACGATGCCGCCAATAGGTCTTTTTCTTCTTCTGTAAGAGCCTTACCTTTTGCTGCTGAATCGGCGATTATCTTGTTGTATCCAGCCACCGCGTCTGCTGCGCCCATGGTCTTGGTAGTGCTTGTCTCAAACAGCAAGCTGATATCGTGCTGCGACAAGGCAGCGTCAGCATTTACTCTAATCAGGTCAGCCACCTTAGTAATCAACGCATCGTAGCGATTTGCTAGTTCAGCTAGCTTGATATCATCCTGAGTACCGTAGGTTGCGTCATATCGACTTCCCGTAGGTGCGCCCGCATCAAAATTGATGTTGCGTTCTTTCAGCACATCCCAGAAGTTCTTACCTTCTAGACCCATTCCTTTAAGTGCATCGTTTAGAACTTGGTCCATCGATTTCTTTAAACCATCGGCATAAAAGCGCTGCTGTTGTGGGTTCAGGCTTATGAATCTCTTCATCACCGTATCACTAAGCGTATCGATTTGCGCTTTACCAAGATCATTCATCTGTCCGCCTAAACCATGCATGGCATCATTGCCTGGCGATATTAGACCGGCATACATATCATCACGGAATGTCCGGAAGTCTTGAATTCCACTTGTGAAGTCGAACTTGACATTAATATCAGACATGATCTTCTCAATCTCACCCTTTGTTTTGCCTGCCGCTTCTAGCAAGGTTCGCATCGAAAACTTGATTTTGTCAGGATCAACGCCTTGGCCGATAAGTCTTTCTACTTCGCCGAATATAATTGATTCTGGCTGCTGCACATTATCCTTACCTGACGGAGCATGCGCTAAAGCGTCAATAACTCCCTTCTGCGCCTCGCGAATCCCCTGCTTTATCATTTCATCGTTGACGCCGCCAGCCGCATTGCCAATATCACCATACTTCTTTTCAACGAATCCTAGTGCTTCCGCCCATTTACCCGTCGTATCCTTAAGCTGTTCTTGGCGCGCTACAGCTTCCCGCTGCTTTTTGGTGATAAGCATGTAAAGGCCAGCCGCCGCGATGCCAGCCGCTGCTAAAGCGATTCCCCACGGTCCCCAAAGGGCAGACATCATTGCGCCCATCTTGCTAAATCCAGTCTTGATTCCGCTGAACATTGCGCCGGTCGCTTTACCCATTTTGCTTGTCGCGCCACTGAATGCGGTAGCCATCTTTCCGCCGCCTTGCTTCGTAGCATTAGGCCACTCGATGGATACGCTGTTCTTTACCTTCTCAAGCATTGTCTTAGCACCTTCCGTGCCTTTCTTGAACATATTGCCTATTCCGCTACCCAAGTTTGGGAATATAGCAAGAGCACCAGAAATTAACATGACAATGTTGAAGAACGATTCTGCTCCTGACCCCGCCGCGGCAAAATACGATCCAATTCCAGCTACAGCCGATACACCAAGCATTGCCTTGTCATTGAACGCTTTCTGCAAGAATCCTGTCTTCTCAACCTTGGTGTTCAGCTTGTCTTGTTCTGCCTTCTGCGCTGCAATATTTGCTACAGCTTCCTCACGATACTTGTTTTCTTCTTTTAGATATTGTCCTATCTCTGCACGCTCAGCTTTAGTTACGGGACGTGTCTTTGTACCGGCCTCGTTTGTGAATGCACGCGGATCGCGCTTACTTAGCTCGCCATTTTCCTTCTGATAGACCTTTACCTGCTGTCCATTCAATAATGTCAAAGTGCGTTGCTTCTGAATTAGCTGATCTAATGTTCCAGCCTGCACTTTTGATTCAACATTGGATTTAGCTCTAGCGCTGATTTCTTCGTTGATGCTCGCATTAGTTTGCTTCTGCAATTCATTTGCGTAACGCATTGCTTCTTCACGTTCGCCGGGTGTAGCCATGCGCTTTTGCTTACCTGTATCCGGGTCAACGATCTGCATCATCCCAAGCTTTCCAGCTTGTGTGTAATTCAGCTTGGCCTGAGCACCAGACGACAGAGTTATCTTTTCCTGCTTTTGCAGTAACTGACCCAATGTTCCATTCTTTTTTGCCAGCTCGACTTGCGCCTGCGCATGCATTTGCAGTTCTTCTTTTAGCAGAGCATTGAACTTGCGCTCTTGCTCGCGCTCCGCAGCAATCCAATTACCACTCTTGTCTTGCACTTGCAAAGATTTACTAGCTGGTATTTTTACGATCTCGCCGGTTTTGCGGTCTGTTCGTTCCCTGGCCGGAAAGTACATCTGACGAATAGGCTGACCATCCATAGCTACAATCTTTCCTGTAGCATCACGAGTAATAGATCCACCTATCTTGTTCGGTATACCTGGCGAATCGACACCTATTTGTCTAGCCCCTGTAGACTTAGCTGTTGACTTTCCGCTTACGTTTCCAGTTGCAGCAACCGCCGCCATTTCCTTAGCTGCTAAAGTAGTGTTTCTATATGCTGCCTCTAGTCTGTCCAATTGAACGATAAGCATCTGCATGCCTGTCTTTTCCTTCGCCTGTTCAGACTGTAGTGTCTTAGAAGCAAGTTCGGCTGCTTTTTGCTCCATTGTCACACCGCGGTACTTAGAGAAAATACGGCCAAATGCGCCTAAGAACTTAATAAACTGACCGAAGGCGTTACCGAACAGACCGCCGAGCATGATTAGTGGTCCCGCAATAGCTGCCAAACCAATGGCAACAATAGTAGCTTTCTTAGCCCATTCGGGCATGCCATTAAAGAATTTGGCTACGTCAGATGCGGTATCGACGAACCAAGTTCCTACTTCAAGTGCGGCTTCACCTAATCCAAGGAAATTAGTCTTGAATCGATCCAATGCAATTTCCCATTGCTTATAAGCTGACTGCTGCATTCGGATGGTTTCTGTCTGTGCCGCTACCCAAAGGTCAAAGTTGGACATCTGCGCAATCTTCAAAGCCGTGCCTACTTGCTTGCCACCCTTGCTGAATGCCTCAAATAGTGTTACCAAACGATCTACTTGGTAACGTCCACCTAGTTGAGCTAGGAACTGCTGCAATGGAAGACCTTCTACACCGGCCTGATTAAATGCATCACCCATTGCTAGAAGAGTAGGAATAACTTCACCCTTGGTCTGCGTAACTAGTTGATCCAGATTCTTGCCGGTCAGATTCTCGAACATCTGCTTAGCTTTGGGATTTGGATTAATCAGCGCTACGTTGAGAGACTTGATGCTGTTCGCCGCTACGGCTGCATCTACACCCCCGGCTTTTAATGCCACCATCATTGCGCCAAGGTCTTTAACGTCTCCACCTAGAGCCTGTACAGAGCTAGCAGCACGAGGAATAGCCTCAGCAAAATCATCCATAGAAAGAGACGTTTCGTTCTCAATCTGGTTCATATAGTTGATTGTGTTGCCAAGTTCTTCGGACGATTGCTTAAAAGCAGTCTGCGTAGCAATAGACGCTTTAACCGCTGTGTTGTAATCCATGTTTCCTAGCGCTGCTAGCTTCATGGTCGCTACAGTAGATTTCTCTAACTCGCCGCCCGTTAATCCAGTAGCGGCAAGTTGTCCCATTACATCAAGAGTATCTTTTGTAGCTGATCCGTATTGTTCACGGATAAAGTTGGCGGTGCGCATCGCTTCATCGCGCAAGCCTTTAGTTGAGCCGTTGTAAACACGCTCAATCTGATTCATCATCTTGTCGATTGAGTAGTAATAGGCGCCTGCGGCTGCGGCTGCCGCGGCCAAAGGTACACTTAAACCAACGGTTAGCTGTCTACCCGCCCACTGTACATTTTTACCCCAGTCAACAATAGTATTACCTGTTGCCTTTAGTGCATCATTGAAGACACCCAGCGCTACTTTATCTTGCGTGAGTGCATTACGATTAAAGAATCCCTGGCGAGACGCTGCGGAACTAATTGACTTTACTTGATCTGGAATGGCGACTTGTACAGTATTGCCGCCCATCCATTTAGCAGTAGCCTGCTGCAAACGCATTTGCTCTTTGGTAAGCTCTTGCGTACCTGTGCGTAACTTCTTATAGACATCAACTGTATCGAGCAACGACATCTTGCGTTGCTGAGTCTTCTTGATGAGGTCGTCACTGGCTTTTAGATCAGGCTGCCAATCGAACTTGGTTCCGTTTAGCTTACGGAGTTGAGAAACGAAGTCAGAAATATCTGCCCTGGCGCCCATATGCGCCATTTTGGCATCAAGCGCTGCGGCCTGTGCGGTCGCTTGCTTGATAGCTGCGTTTAATTGAGAGAAATCCGCGTAACCCTCAAAGTTAATCGTTACGCGTGCTTGTCCGGCAGGTATCTTTTATTCGTCTCCTTCCTCTTCATCTAGGTCTATCTCAAACATTGAGTCGTATTCGATCTCTTCTTCACTAACCCCGGCCGCTTTCGCCTGTGCTCTACGCTTCACTTCATCGAAGCGGCTTTGCGTACCAACCTGCTTATCTAGGTCGACACCCTTTAGAGCAGCTGCAAATCTCTTTTGCTCCCATTGCGCATCGCGTGCGGTTTGGATAAGCATATTCATTTCGGCCAAACAGAGGTTAGATTCGACATCGTCAAACGATTTCCATGTACCTGCATAATGGTACATGACCTCAGCTGTTAAATCGGCTAGCCCATCATCCCAGCTGCCGCGCTCGCCTTCGTTAGATTTGGGTCATTCAACCGGATTCCTGCTGCGGCGTCTAATATATGCTCAAGAGTTGGCATATCTACGTGATCCGATAAAGTATCTGGATCAGCTAGTTTTGGCTCAAACTGCTGCATAGCGATTGCTACGGCTTCTAGCATAATGTCTAGCATTGTTACTGATTCGTTCTTCTTGTCATCGCTGGTCAATGCGTTTATCTTTTCATAGACCTTGCGCAAGTTCTTAATAGTCAAAGGGCGAATCTCTATGTCGCCCTCCCAATCTTGAAGCTGAATAACTTCTGTTGAATAAATTTTGTTAGCCATAATCTGTAGTGTGTGATTTCCTTCCTTATGCGCTTTATTGATTTTAACATAAGACAACCCCCGGCACAAATATGCCGGGGGTTGTCAATCACACACTCAGATTAGCTAGTTGTAATTACGCGGTCACGGATTGAACCGTACTCCGCACCTGAAACAGATGCTGGAAGTAGACGGAACGTAACCGGGAACATAGTCGCTTCGTTACGCTTTAGGTTGTGCTGTGAAGCCTCAACAGAGATTACACGTCTTAGGTGATAAACTCGTTCACGCTTCTTTCCTCTCGCTGCTGTAGCAGTTGCAGTCTGGAAAACACGAGGTGATCCACCTACGAATGCCATAGAACGCTCGATAGGTTCGATACCTAGAGCACCAGCGGCAATACCTAGATGCTCGTCACCGTCGCTTAGTGGGACGCTAGATGCACCACCAGAGTTGAATCCGTTTGCATCGCCAGTACCTTCAACGCCCTTTTGCTTGTAAGAACCTGAGCCTGGTAGACCTTCGTAGTCATACGCAGACTGAGCCCAAGCAACAAGCAAGTTTTCTAGAGTAGTCTCAACAAGGTTAGTCTTTACTGTCGCTGTCATCTTCTGCTTGAATAGCTTTGCAGAGTCAAGCAACTGGTCTACTTCGACTTCACCATAGTCAGGCGTGTAGTTGAATTCGATACCATCCTGCGTATAACCAACGTTACGCCATTCGGCAGAAGCTTGTAGAGCAGTCTGGTAAGAAGTACCGCTTGCGGGTGCGCTAGGTAGCGCAACACCTTCAAGAGGCCAATTCTGATTTAGGGAATCAATCTTAGAAAGAAAGATAGCCGCAGCACCAACAATAATGCTTCTTGCGCTGTAAAAGTCACTCATTCATACGCTCTCCTTTCTTTAAAATTCCGTTCAAAGTCTTCGGGTTCCTACCCCTGACTAAAGTATATCATTCCGAATAGTTGGCGCGCAAATTCGTTATTTCTGCGCTGGTTTCAAACATTCCAATATCCTGCGGCTGCAAGATAGTTTCATTACGTTCGATGCCTTCATATGTACAACAGTAGGTTATAGCTATTACCATTGCATACCGGCCCGCTTCATCCACCATTTCGCTAGGCCCTGACATCTGATCTAATTCAAGATATTTGAAGTCGTATGGGTATTCGCTACTAGCGGAAAACTTGCTGTTCAGATCAGATGCCGACATGTCTTCGCGTGCCACAAGCCTACTTACAAAGTTAGCTATCTCAAGCATCCGATCTACATCATTGTCATACCAGATATAGCTAACATTTCCTTCTATCATGAATACATTGTGCTCTATTGTTGTATTGTAGACAGCAAATGGAAGACTGCTGTAATCATTGTTATAAGGAGTAGTCGCTTCGGCTGATTGCTGCGCCGGGATAAAAAGTGGAACAGGAACGTTTTCACTGTCACGGTCCGACAGATCAGTCACATAGTCGCTCAGCGGAGGAACGATACTGCGTACTCTTAGTTCGTACTCGATCCAATCATTGATGTAATATATTGGATGGTCTCTATACTTAGACATTAGCCTCTTCCTCTCGTGTAAACGTAGCGGTTATTCATTGATCTCAATAGCTTAGCCTGCAACGTCGGGTCAATTGACATCTGAGCAATACTGAACGACTTTGAGCGCTGGCGGGTATTGACTTTCTTTATTGCTTCAACTGATTCTCTAACGATTATTTCCTGTAGCGCATCTAGTAGCTGCTCTTGAATTACTAGCTCAGGAATGCCAGAAGTATAGAAATCTGTATACGCCCGGCCAAATGCGCCCCAGTGACCAACATTTCCCTGCCGATCAATTTCAACAATTCCAGGATTATAAACGATTCCATTCTTAATCCATGAATTACCTGATGCTCCACCGCGGGCGCTGCCATTGGCTAGATATACCAAAACCTTAGCCATCTTCGGACTAATCGATACTGGCAACCCGTACTCCATGATTGGAGCCTTCCAAACGAAGATGTGACGTTGTTGCACTCCGACATCTTGTAATTTGGGTGCAACTGGAACCAAAGACTTGGATCTTAAAAACTCAAATCCTGCTTGCTTTTTAGCTCCATTGCCTTTCAGCGTGTCCTTCCAAAGACGTGCTGTAGGATCGCCGACTCTTCCCCATTCGTACATGTGCGATAGTGAGCTAGCCCCGCGCATAGCTTCAACTGTCATATAACTAATAAACTCTTTTGATGTCAACGCATGAGCTTCGCTGATTACTTTACTAATATGCACCGGCGATTTTAATGTTTCAGCAACGGTGTGAATAACTTGCGCTACTCCCCCGACCTTTTCTTCTACGTCAGTTGCAAAGTTTGGGTGCGTTGTATTATAGGTTTGCTTAGGTGCCACTTCCCTGCACCTCTCCTCTGCTGATTAGGCCCGTCCACTCGATTACCTCTCCGAATGGCCCTAGAGTCGGAGCTTGACCGTTAATGTTATACCAAGTAGGAGGTGAACCTTTCAGCTCCTCTTCTACAAAAAGTGCTGGTCCATCCTTCTTCTGACGGATATTTGTTATGCGGCATGAACGGCTAATCGACTTCGGAGTTTTTAAAGTTAGCCAGTCAACGTTTTCATACTTCTCGCCGTAGCGTTCTGTTGTTGCGGCGACTCGAATGCCATCAGATGTAATAGTCTGAATTCCGACTTGCATAGTTTCAACAAATACCCACTGATCTTTCGTCTGCCCGGACTTTCCGGAAACTGTACGCTTCTTATCGTAGATATCTGCATAATAATTATAGTTCGCGCTGAACAAGCAAGACATTAGATCACCCCGACACGTGGGAACATTCTGTATTCGTTCAACAGCTGATCGGCCTTTACTAGACCTGTGCCTATATATGCATCGTCAGTGTATTCAATTCGCCAGTTGTCGGCTTTCATGTTCTTTAGATACTTGTCACGGTATCCTTCATCGCGACAATCGTAGTACGACATAAGTAATTCTGCTGCTGTCTGCACCGGGCCAGGAACGCTGTCGTAACCCCACAGGCCACCGATCGAGTATCGTATATTTCTTTGCCATACATTGTGCGGTTCGTGAACTACTGAAAGGTCCTGATAGTAACTGGCTCGGCGCAAAATCCAACCGTCTGCACTAGGCTCGTATGCATCACTAGGGCTTACGTATGTCCACTGCAACGGATCATGAACGTCAATAACGTTGTACCAATCACTCTTAGGTGCGACTGTATAAACTTCAATAATATGCTTCGGCAGAATTAGGCCGTCATCGCCTGTTCCTTCTGCATCATATATTTCGTATGACTTACCAAAAGATTGACCTGTATAGTTATCAATGATATATCTTACTAGTCTTTCTGACTTCGCAAAGTCAGTCTGCGACATGTCAGCATCTGTGCCCGGCCCAAAATCCGCATAGTCAACATACGGAGTAACGATGCGATACGTCTGAGAATCTGTGTAAGCTGTATTATTGAACGTGAATCCCCATTTGACTTCTACGTCTCGTTCAGTAACCGCAAATTCCTTCGGGATTACCGCTGTATAAGTGGCTCCGCTTCCAGACGTCGTTATCATCTCACCATCTACGGTGCACTTGACGTCCGTTACTTGACTAGCTACAGAGTCATCAAGTCGATAATGTATTACAGGATTAGTTCCAATATAAAGTTCCCTCACAGATTATTCACCATGTCAAGTATAACATATTTCAGCTATAGTATTCTTCAACCTCGCGGGGACTAGCTACCTGAAATCCGTCAACTAAGTCTATAATTTCCTGAGCTTCCTGCTCGGTCATTGCAACAAACGGGTGATCGCGGGTAAAGAATTTTCCGTTTACTTCGAACGTCGGGTTCTTGCGCGTCATTTTCAATACCGTCTGCCCGCTAAACCGCTGAGTCGCGGCCATTACTCTAGTCTTATCGTCAGCCTTAGCCTTGTTATTGCTTATAGCTTCCGGGTTAGGGGAATACAACTTCTCCCATGTGGCAAAATCTACTCCATCTACTTCTAGCAGATTCAACAAGTCCTTCTTGTTTGCGCCCGGCTCATATTCAACGCCAAACTTTTCGCAAACGTCTCGTAGCTCTGCTAGTCTCATATCTGCAAATGCCATGTTTCATTTTCATTCCTTCCAAAAGAAAAAGGCAACTAGTTGCCTAGTTGCCTTAATCTTATATTAAGTCTTGGTTTAAGTCAATCCTTACGGTGCAGCTACACCGACGTTAGATACATAAACCGCTGCGTCATACTCTTCAACACCAACACCAGTACGTGTGTATAGTGTGTATTCAACAGTGTCCTTCTTAGGTGCGAATTCGCGGTAAACAACTATGTCGCGCTTTACGCCCCATAGACGATTCTCAGGGAATGTTAGCTCTAGGTGTCCGTGGTCGCCGGTAGCGCCAGAGTAAGATCCAGCGCCGAATTCATCGAACAGCGGAACTTCCTTAATCGGAACACCGAATGCAAAGCCCATTCCGAATCCTGCTCCACCCTCGGTGCGAACAGGTCCAGTCTGAATCAGACGCTCAGCAATGTTACCATTACCTACTTCTGGATCAGATAGAGAGAATAGATAGTCTTGGATAGCGTTAGAGCCAGTGTAGAAACGTAGCTGGTTGCGGCGCTGCATAAAGTTACGCGGCATTGCCTTAAGAGCACGGTTAAATGTCTCGCGGCCCATACCGTCACCACCTGCGCTTACAACGTGAGCGTTGTTACGTAGTAGCTTGTCCCATCCATCAAATGACTTCATTAGCGGGTCGCTAGAAGCTGTGTCACCGTTGATCGCTAGATCCTCTAGGTCGTTTCCGAACTGAGTTGCTAGCAACTTAGCGATGTGATCTTCTAGAGACTCACCTTCGATGTTATCCTCTAGGGATTCTGTTGAGATTTCCCAATCTAGACGGATCTTACGAGTTGTAATAGAAATCTTTGTGAACTGAACAGCTGCGTTTACACCAGTGTCAACGGCTTCTGTCGCTAGTCGGGCGATTCTACGGCCTACACCGATTTTGTCGACTTCCATAACGTCAGAGTTCATGCGTATTTTACGGCACTCTTGTCCTAGAACAGTAGCATCCCACATATAATCGATGAACTTATTAGCCTGATCTGGCTGCAAAAGTCCACCGCCTGCTTCCGCAATCTCTAGGCGGGTTACTACCTTTTCCAAGGTCTTGTCACTCATAATTTAGGTCGTCTCCTTTCTTCAAAGTATTGTCTTTCTTATTCAATTAGTCGGTTTTGGGTAGGAATGCGCCCGACCATACAGAACGTTTTGTTTCTGGTCCAGAGTCGGCAGTAGCATCAGCTGACTTCTTGACTGCTGTATTTGAATCTAAAGTATCGATTCGCTTTGCAGTTTCAGTAGCCGCCGCCTGCTGCTCTGACTTGTATTCAGAAAATTCTTTCGCTAGCTCGTCGTGCTTGGCTAGCAAGTCCTTAACTTGGGTATCTACAGACTTAGATACCGCATCAACTGCCTCATTAAGTTCGGTGAACTTCGCGTCACGTGCTTTGTCACGTTCGTCTAGAGCAGTTAGGGTCTTAGTAATATCGCTCAATGACTTAGCAAACTTATTAAAGTCCGGCTCGTCATCGTCTACTTCGGAAGAATCCTCAGGCTTTGCCTCATCTTCCTTCTCGTTTTCGTCACCCTGCTCGGCAGGTTCACCGTTAACGATTGGTTCATCTAGAACGCCGTCACCTTCGTGATTCTCTTCGCCGCCACCATTTACCTGGTCGCTAGTTACTACGTCCTTTTCAACCTTTGTTGTTTCTTCGGCTGCCATATCAGTACCTCCTTCCGCTGATTTCAAAAAGGTTGCAATTGTTTCGCGCACCTTCTGAGTTTTTGAGGATGAGTCATCTTCTACCCATCCAATATTATGCATATTCTGTCCGCAAGCCGCGCAAATTGCGACATCGGCGCTCTTACTAATGGCTGCTCGATCTTGCTGGCACCAGAATACGTTCTCTATTTTAGTATCTGCAATCATTCCCTTGGCAAACATTTTGCCATCTGCGTTCTTTTGAACGGCTAGAATATTGCAAAGCTGATTAGCTGGATTGTCTACTAAACTTAGTTCGTGTAAAGAATAATCGGTGAAGTATCTAATCATCTTGTCGTCATCAGCGTTATACTGATCGACGTGCTTGTTGATTTCTCCACCGATTGAAAATCCTTTAAGGGTTCCGTCAAGAACCTTTTCCCAAGTATCTTGTGCACCCTTGGAAACATACGTCTCGACAACGATGCCATTATAGAACTTGTCTGTAGCTTCATCATAGATGTCTTCTTGCTGAAAGCTAACTACTTTGCCAACCGCAATTGGTTGATGCATTTCGCGTAATCCACCCGTAAATTCGGTGAATGCTTTAAGGCTAGCTTCCGCCGTAACTACCTCGCCATGCCGATCTACATTATCAATCGTTGCAAATCCGATTACTTTGCGGTTTTCCTGGTCGATCTTCTGAAACGGAACAACCAGATTTAGCTTGTTACCTTCCCTTTCAAAGCGGACTTTCTTTAACTCCATGATATTTTGATTATAACAGACTGTTTAAAACAAGCGCAAATTTACGACTCTCTGGCTCGTCCATCGCCTTTAGCGTTACGTCCCTCCCCTTTTGAATCCGTCGCTGTTGTTGCTCTATTGGAATCTCGTTCTTTAGCTTGTTGAGCGTTTACTTTTGCTTGATCTGCTCGCGCCTTTGCTTGGGACTCTAACGACGCTTCTTGCATTTTGGCCGCATTTTCTGCCGATTCCTTTTCGCTTAGAACCATTGGGTCGGAACCTCTGCCATCTGGTCGCGGAGGCATAGCCTTTCTCGCGCGTATTTCATCAGGAACTATAACGCCATTGCGTAGATACTTTTCATCAATACCAGCTTGCGCGTCTTCGTCAGTCAAACTTAGCTCGTTTAGCTTAATGAGATACATGTCTGTCTTCTCTTTTACTATACGATTAAGCTTCTTCTCTACAATTCTTTGTTCCGGTCGACAAACGCTCTCTTTGAATACCTTGTCTGCATCACGCGCCGAAGCTAAGGATGCTCCCTTAGGCTGAATACCCGTGCGGCCGTAGGGAACACGATGCGCCATAAGAATTTCTTCATTGTTGGCTACACGGTACTCACCAAAGCTAGAATCTTGTGCTTTAGACTCGATCGCTTCAAATTTTAGGTCTACGTTGTCGCCAGGTGGCAACGGTACGTAGATTGAGCGGTGGTGTTGTCCACGCAAACCGGTCTCAAAGAATTCAACCAAACGCTTTTGGCTAGCAGCGCTCAGCGAGCCACCTTTAGCTACGATAATGTATCGTGGGACCGCTTTATTCTCAAAGAAATCTAGATTGTATCTAGCTGCAAACTCATTGCCTGCAAGAGCGGACTTCGCGGGAATAATGTCTGGCACGCCATAAAAACTATTGGTTGGCGAATACTTCTTGAAGTGTATTATTTCATTTGGTTTGCTGTCATCCGTTAATGGATTAGCTGTAGTCTTGTCGCCAAAATTTCGGAAGTAGACTACTTGACGGCCGAGAACTTGAACGAATCCGTCACGCTTTGTGCGCACTCTGATTGTCTCTGCCGGTACATGTCCAAGGTAGCCAATCTGGCCGCTAGCTGTACGTCCTACTTCAATGTATCCATTGCCAGTTGTTTCATAGTCTTTCCACACCTTGCGAATCCATTCATCGAATTCGTCTTCCGCATTGACATCGCTTAACCAATCATCTAGAGCGTCTTTAGCTTCGTTTAGTTGATTCTCTAGTGATTTTAGGCTTCGCTCGCTTGTTAATTTAGCCTTGCGAGCTTTTACCGCCGGTGTTTCTACAAAGTCATGTCCTAGTCCTACAATATTATCAACTTTAGCGTTGACAGCACTATGGTGCGCCGGGCTGATTTCGTACAGCTTAGATAAATACTCGATGTTATACGGAGGAGAAACACACTCTAAGTAGGTGTATCCATAAACATAGTCGATCTCAACCTTCTTAGATGCTGCACCGTCTTCGCCGGTAAACTGCTTCTCAAGTCTACGATTAGCTCTGCGAACTGCGTTCTTGCTAAGCCCTCGGTAAGACTTTAGTTCTTTCCATTGCTTTTCAAATGGATCAGTTGACTCGGGATCACGTGTTACAATGCGATTGCTAAGAACTACATCTAATTCGACTACTTGCTGGTCTTCGCTCATTTGCTAGGTCGACGAACTTCATCTCGATAGTTACCGATATCTAGTTCGTCAGGTACTTGCCCTTCCTTAAATCTATTTATTTGCTGTGCTCGTTCCTCGTCAGAGACACGCCGGACGCCCTCTAGAAATTTCGCCGTACCGTCCGGGAATCCGTAATATCTAGCTGCTTCTTGTAACTTCTTCTGTGCTTGTATATCGCCACGCATTGCGACAATATTCATTATATTGCCGTCATCGTCGCCTACCATATGTCCGTCTAAAGTTTCCCAGACGTACATGCCAAAGTTTGTTTCCTGAACAACTTGCATTTTTGGGTCCGTCATTTGTTCAATAATAACATAATTTGAACCCAACTAGCAATTTTAGCTTCCGCCAGCACCAACAATGGCCCAAGAATAGCTATAAATGCGAAACGGCGTGCCAGAATCTGAATGATCGCCTTCGTTTATTACGCCAGATGTTTCAACATAGCTGACCGAATTTGATCCGTTGAATGACGCGAACAGTGTTGCTACGCTAGCGGCACTAAGCTCACTAGGAAACGCCGCCAGATTCAGGTAGCTTATCGTGTTATTGTTGCCGTTAATGCTAAACGTATCTGCTGTATTAGAGGATCTAGTTAACACTAAATGGTTCCACTGATCCCATAGAACCCCAGCCATATTCGACACTTGAGAACCATTAAGATATGCGGTATATCCGCTGATGGCGTTGCTGACCCCGCATTCAACGGAACCATTGGAATCGGAAAAGACACTGACTGTACCAGAGGTGAGCGCTGGCTTAAACGTAATCTCAATAGACTTTGGCTTATCGTTCGTTTGCCACAAACCGCTAGCAGATACCTCCTTTAGATACAGGCCATCAGGGCAGTTTACAAGTGCATCATCAATTGCGCTTGGGAATACGATAGTTCCGCGCTTGTCGTCTTTGTATAGATAGATGCCGTCGACCCAGATTGGCTTGCTGCTATCTGACGGAACAACCGCCACAGCGTGAACGAATACAGCGTTTGAAGGCTTAGTAAATGTTGACTTGAATCTATACCAACCAGTCTCTGTCACATCTATCAAGGGCGATAGTTCCTCGGACACAAACTCGCTATATCCGCCACTCCCCCACCAACTTATTGAGATTCCGATATCATTCTGAGGCTCGCTGTAAAGCCATCCTTCTACTGTTACCGTTGATGCATCGGTCACTGAAACGAGTTCTGATCCAAGGTTGGATGAACCAAAGCCCCCAGTTGGTGTCAGTTTTACACTAACCCACCCGGTTTTTGAACGCTCTGTACTTAGTTCGGCGGTTGCCTGATAAGTTCCCCAGTAGTTGGTTCCGTATTCAAAGCTGGGATTCACGAGGCTGCTTGTTTTGAATTCAAGTCGAGCCGGCGACAAAAACGATATTGTACTGCTAGAGATACACTCGACGCTAATAGAAAACATTGGATCGCTTGGCTGTGGAGAATACCGAAACACAAATGCTTCAGTAACATCATAAATCGTCGTCTTCTCTGTGAACGTTTTCCAGTTGAATCCACCATCCACGCTGTAGTCTATTGGTTTTGTTTCGTTATTGCACTTGACTACTATTAGTTCATGCTGCTTCTCGCCCGGCGGTAAATGTAAATAGTTTATGCGCTGTGTCGTGTCGTCTCCCGCATAATTGAAGAAATCTGTGCTGCTGAGACTTGCCTTGAAGTAGCTGTCGTATCCAGTGAATTGAGTCTGCCCCCCGCCTAAAGCGCTGACCGTCTGATAGTGTACGTCCTCCGTCGAGTTAACATAGTCTGACTTATCAGTGAATCTTCGCTTGTAAACACCGAGACCGTCTAAGAGCATTACGTCTGTCGCAGCTAACGTCTTAGCTCCAATGCGCAAGCTTGTTATATTTGTTTGAGGTTCGCCCTGATAGACTTGTTCATGGCGTTCGCCATTGACAGACAAGCTTACTCGGTCTTCTGAAAACGTTACTACTACGTGATACTTTCTAGCCCAGTCGTAGATCGGGTGCACGACTTCTATTGGAGTGTCCATCAAATTCCACGTAAACATCAAACGTAGCTTGATTCCGAAGGAATCTACATAGATGCCAGTTCTTCCGGAGGTATCAGCATCGTAAATGACACCGTATTCCGAACCAGGCGGACGCTCAAAATAACACACGAATTCAATTGTCGTGTTGGGAACAAAGAAAACAGGGTTTTCGCTAAGATCAAAGTATTCATTTCCGTTGATTTGAAAACTGTTCGATTTTCCTGCGATGATTGCTTGCCCGCGCTTATTAGGAACTGCTCCTACAAAAGTTGAGCTAAGACCCTGATTAGTCGAGCTAGGTGTACTCAGAAGATAGTCTGGTCTATCCTGCAAAGCTAGTTGATCGTATGTGTTCATTATAGTTGTGCCGCCGTTCTGTAATAGCTTACTGTTCCTGCTCTGCTAGTCTCGATACATACCCCGACTTTTTGTGTGCACGTGTATTGAATCTTGACCATTGACTCATACTGCGCCGCGGCCCAATACGGCCGTAGACCTACTGGAATGTTGTACGGATATCCGCCCGGCGGAAATACTACTCCGTCAAACTGCCCCCCATAGCTTGACTCTAACGCAGTACGATAAATTACTGGACCAAACTGTCCTAGGCCGTCTCTAATAAACTGCAAGTTATGCAATGTGATTTGCACAGACGCATTGAACAACGAGAATACAACTCCGCCATTCCATCCTCCTGCTAGTGGAAGGTTTATTAGCGTTGTCTTATTGGTCGCAGCAGGCAACCAGAATGATTGATTAATCACCAGGGAGCTGGCACCCCAATTGTATTACATTGCATAAGCATCGACCAGTAACCAGAACTAGTGTAAACAAGTTTCATAGCATTAACATTTTCCTTCAAAACCAACTGACATGGCGAAGTATAGGTAACCGTTGTACTTGGAATCGTGTACGAATTCGGCGCCGGAAACCAGTCAGGTCTATACAATGTTAGCTCTTGTATTGTAAGGTTTTGTGCCTTTAATGTTAGCAGAACCCTACCCGGCCATGATTTTACATGAGGCAAAGCCGTAGAAAGAGTAACATTTGTGCCGGGGTCAAAAGTCAAAAGATAGCTACTGAATGCCATTACTCCGTCTCCCAACCGGGATTGTTTACCCACCAGCCAGCTCGGATACGTATATCATTGCACTCTCCCCAATAATCTACTAGGTTCGGCGAACGACAGATAATTAGACCTCTAGCATTGCCGTCGTAAAGAGCTGTTTGTATCTGTGTACCAAAGATGGTAAACCAATGCCCTGAGGGCACCGCCCAGAAATCTTCTCTACGACAATCAGGAAATCCACCCAATGGCTCCGCTTGCCCTACCGGAGTAACATCAGCCTGGTTATGCCAACCGAGAATACTAACTATCTTTGTTGGATTAATTCTGCCACCGCGCGTGTAATTGCAATAGGCATCCAAATATTGAAAATCGCCACCAGGAACACCCTTGATGCGTAGAAGCTGATTATAATCATGCCAAGCCCAGCCAGAACAATTCGCTCCGTTTCCTGGCGTACCCTGCACAATAACGTCAGAACGATCGTATGCGCCATTCGCATAGGATCTAAAGGCATAAGCCCCGACTTCCATTGTACGAAATACCTTGTCCGGTCGCTTCGGTGGCTTTAGCAGCGCATTCGATTCCATACACATAGAAACGGGAGCAGAGCTGCTGTATTTTATCTGCACGCAGCCACATTGATCTTTCAGAAACCAATGCTGTCTAGTGTTCGCTGCTATAGTAACATTGGATGCTATTACTTCTTGAATATTTCCGTCAGAAGCCAAAAACATTCTTAGCTCTTGCAGCGTTATAGCTGTTGAAGCGGAGAAACTAATCGCAATCGATCCAAAGGTTGAGCCAACGATAGGCACTGCAACAGGATAGGTGACATTAGAACCAGCAGGCAATTGCACGGTATAAACGGTTCTTGACATTTGACTTAAATTATAACATGCAAAAGCCCCCAAGCGAAATGCTCAGGGGCTGGTGCAATCCCAAGATACGAAACTATAACCTTTGCAACCTTGCGGCTGCCTGCACGGCTGGCTCTTGGTCATATTTAAGGCTGTATACCCGACCGCGATGTTTCTGCCACCGCACCTAATCATTGTAGCATAAAGTTTGCTACTTGTCGCTGATATGCGTGCCTATGATGCTAGCAGACGCAGAGAAAAACATCAACAGTCAGTGATGATGTGTCAAGGGTGCCGCACGGATAGTCTTCATTCATGCACTTCGTCATCACCGAACTCAATCACTGGTACAAGCTTTGCGCTCACCTTGGATTGGAGACTCCTGACGGCACCATACCAATCAGCAAGATACGATCGCTTGCCGTCAAGTCAGACACCGAGCTTCCAGGCGAAACGACGTATTGGATCGACATTCGTAACTGGCACTAAAGCAAAGAGCCGGGCACAATGCCCGGCTCTTTGCTACTTCTCGCTTGTAAGATCGACTACTTCGCACACGCCCGCGCTGCACGACAATTCTTTCCCATTGACGATATTAGAGTCGTCCTGTTCGTATAGCGCTAGCATCTGCCAGTGAATGCTAGGAGACTGACGTACAAGTTCGTTGTACTCGTCTTCTGTTATCTCTTGATAAGGCGCTTGCTGGTAAACGTGGCCTGCGGAAGGTAGGAAGCTGATTCCTGATACCTCGTCAAAGTGCTCATATACCCAGTCGCCAACATTGTCCCATTGATCGGCTCTGACGTTGATAGTAATGCTTGGCTTATGTTCGCACCAGTGGCGTTGATATACAAGCCACAAATTGAGGTGTTCAATTTCTGTAATGTCCTCTCTTGTAATCGCATCATGCGGAGCTGCGATTGGGAAGCTGAATACGTCTGAGACATCCGGCTTCATTAGGTCAGGTTCACATGGTACACCCGAATCCTTTAGGAACTGCCCCAATGGATCTTTGCGATCAGCTCGAACAGTGCGAATGTAATACTTGCTATGCCAGGGATGAATGCCACTAGACGTACCCGTTAACTGCGAGCTATTTCCTTCTGGCTTGATACAAGTAATCGCTGCGCTTGCAGGAATACCTATTTCTGCTGCAAGTTCTTGGTTTTGAACCCTGGCGGTATTGCGCAATACATCCAACCAATTAGCAGTTTCCTCTAGACCTAGACGGCCGTTGAGCGCAGCATGTCCAAAGATTCCACTAAGACTCACACCAAGCAAGCGTTCTTCTTCCGTATTTTCCTTCCACTTGTTGTTTATATAGCCGAAGTTCGTGATGCAGGACTGCCACGTGCCGATAATCGTCGCTAGCTCAACCTTTGCTTGCAGTTCTTGTAAAGTTTCGTCACCCTTAACAGGAACACTAGTCAAGTTGCAGAACTGATAAGGACGCAGCAGAATTTCACCACAGTTTCCGGTTAAGCTATGGGCTATTTGGAAACAATGCTTTTCATCGAAAACTGTTACATCCCAAACCGGCGCATGTCTGTCGGCTTCTAGAACTTTCATTACTTCTAGACCATCGGTAGAATCTAGCTTTGTTACTATCACATAATGCTCGCTGACCCATCTTTTCGCAGTCTGCACGCCAAAGAACCCTAGTAGTTCACAAACATCTTTCGCTAGCTGCTCATGCAAGTCTATCGACTCGTTTCCATCAAACAGATTATCTAAGATTCCGTGGCGGAAATCGTCACTAAAGTCTTTTTCCCATACAGCATATGGCAAACGGTTCTCTCGACAACCGAATTCTTTGATTTCTGACTCAGCCAAATCAGCAAGTCCCAAAATATAGTTTGCAACTTCTTGCCCCTTTCGATAATTCTGTTTCCATCCTTCATATAGCTTGTCATATTTGTTGATAACAATTTTATCGCCGGGCTTAAGCTCATCTGTTCGCTTTGTCTCCCCTGACGTCAAAGGCCATTTGTGTTCTTTGGTACCTTCGTAGTAGTGTCCGCCTGCTAATTGAATCCGATAGATTGGTGCACTTTCAGATGAAAGCCAGCATGCAGCAAGCGATACGCTACCGTCATAATTGCGAACGTAAAAATCACGATCCTGTAGCTCTTGGATCTCCATAATTCCTTGCGTTGTATAAACGCGCGTACCGGCAACTAGCGACGGATTAGTTCCGTAATCGATTTCGTAACTGCGGCGGCCGTACTTCGCTGCGATCTTCTTACTTGCTTCTCTATTGAAAATTCCACGCTCACCGGACCCGGAACGAACAAGTATGTCCCATTCTCTGTCAAAGTCTTCTCGACTCGGAGTAGTGTCATAGACCGCGCTGTTATTTGCCATAGATCGTTCTGCGTTGGTTTCCCAGAAAGTTCCCATTTTGGATTCAGCCATTTCTTGATCCGATAGGTCACTGAGAGAGATAAGTGCTGAACGTCTAACGCTGCCCGCAATTACAACTTCTCCAATCTTGCACATTATGTCATGTGCTTCTACTGGCTTTAGCTTACGCCCTTGTGCTCGCTTGAAAGTAGCGATAACGAAGTCAAATAGTCTCTGCAAAGGTCCTGGCCCGCTCGCGCGGCCGCCGAATGTCTTTAGTCGAACGCCGGCCGGTCTTACTTGACTAAAATCGAAACAAGGGATATGGCCGATGTATAGATACTGCACTAGTTCACGCAGACTAGCTGCCCATCCTTCACGACTGTCCGGAACTACTATCTTGATAGCGAGACTTGCGTCTAGTTTCGGTACAACGGGAAGCTTGTTTACGTACTGTGACTCAACACTAAAACCAACGCCAGTGCCGCACATAAGAATAAACATTGCTTCATCCCATGCGACAATACTGTCAACAGGGATGAAGCTACAATTGTAAGCTGCTACGTTTGTGCTTTGCATAGCTGGTCCTGCTGTCATCAACGCTCGCATTGACGGCAGAACGTCCATATTAATTATGCCCGCCCGTACTTTATCGTACTGCTCTTGGGGAATTTCATAGTTGTTGTTTTCTTTGAGATAGTCACGCATATATTGCATGTATCTATCAATTGTTTCGACCCACGTCTCGCGTCTGCCTTCGGATTCGTTCCAACGGGCATATCTCGAAATGTGGATAAAGTTTTGATACGCATTAGTGATGTAGCCTGAATCACTCACTAACTTGGTCATACGTACATTTTCCTCCACATCAAATCTATATATTTGTAGAACTCCTTTTCTGTTAAGTCCCACTTCATGCAATTCGCTACTTTGTGCACAAATTGCACATTGCCTCGTATATATCCCTGGCCAGAATCGACGCGGTCAAGGCTTGCGGTTTCACCAATTACTAAGTCTAATCCAGTGTAAACACATTGTCCTTGCTGTCTTTCCCATAGCTTGTCTAAATACGTCAGCGTTATATCAAAGCTAATATTTCTGCGCCGCGCGTTGCGCTGAACATTAGTGAAAAACTCTCTTGAAATATAAAGGCCGCCTTTCCATGAAGGAGATAGGCAGCCTTTGGTTCGCTGTCTGTTGTAGCAATCCGAACAGCCATACTTATTCGTAAGTATGTGTTTCGCCGCTAATTCGTACTGCGTAAAACAATATTTGCATTCAACGATATAAATTACGTTCTTGTTCTTAGCCCCGGCTTTTTGGAGTACGCGCAAGCCTCCGAATTGCTTGCCGAGCATTTATCTATTGTATCATCCAGAATCGGGCGAAAAAGCAATTCTAGAAAACTTATTTACGATAGGATCAAACGCTGCTCTAGTCAGACTGTCCCAATCGTATTCCTTGTGCACGTTGAATGCTTGCTTGTGAAAGCGAGTTGCGAGCGAATCATAATTGTTGTACGTATAGCGCATCTTGTCTACGAGATCATCTTTATCAGGTTGGCAGACATAGCCAGGGTGCTCTTTAGGCCACGGTGATAATTGATACTTAGAATCGACAGCTAAATCGCCTAGATAGCTGGCATAGTCTGCCCATTTGGCAGTACAGATGACAGGCATTCCTGTAGCTAGAGCTTGCAACGGGATTAGCCCTAGACCTTCACCTGCACTAGGGTAAACCATTGCGTGCGAGTCGTGATAAAGCTCTACTAGAACATCGTCGTCTATTAGGTTACGAACAACTTTTACATTGCCTGGCAAATCTACAAGCATTGTATTTCGCCGCTGACGAACTGTATTAGTCTCGTTGGCTTTGATGATTAGCTGTACATCTTTGTTGTTGTATCCGAATGCCGCCTTGAAAGCGTCATACGCTAATTGACCACCCTTGCGTACCGCTGGTTCGCCGTGATGCAAAAACGTAAACGGCTTAAAAGGTTCGCGCTGACGCTTCTTTGGAACGAATACTGGATCTACGCCGTGCTTATAGACTTTTACTGACTTAACGCCATTTTCTTCGAAGATTTCTTTGCACCATTCGCTCGTAGTCCAGGCTTCTTGGCAATCATTAAGAATATCTGCCCAGTCTTCTGGTAATAGTGTACTTTCCCACGGTGCATAACCAATGCTGTATTGATCCGGGCGATCAATGAAATCAGCGAAGAATGAAGGTTGACACATATTCAACTGCACCGGCGATTTTGGTGAGTTAAAAGGTACTTTGTGCCCTAAGCGCTGTAAGCTGGTAACCACATTGAATCCAGCTACGCCGTACCCATTGCGTCTTTGCAGATTCAGCGCATGAGTATAAAAACTTATTTCCATCGTCAGTAGATCGTAGCATAGTGAAACTGATCTGCGAAAGACCCAAAAGTTACTTGACAGCAACGTCTGACTACTATAGTCTTGTCGTATCAAGCGCTAACTAGCTCATGCTAGCGGGGTCCGCCCGTGCGCACAGTCAACGTAGACTCAACAGCGGCAATGTCTAACGGGCAAGTAGACCTAAGTATGTGCCCCGTATGCTACACGAGACAGCATCCACCTAACTGGGTTAGTCAACGCTTACATTTAGAAGTAAGCCTGCATCGCAGAGCCAAGGCAGCTAACCGCTAGAAAACCTTTGGGGGCGAGAGGGTTAGGTGTCGGTCAATCGCCTGACTGTTTAAGACATGAGCACCTTAGACATTTTTAGTCGCTCTCCCCCGCTCCGGTTAGGTTAATAGCTAACCCGTGTGTGTTCTGTGAAGCGTGCCTACAAAGTCTCGACAGCGAAAGAGATACAGCAATCTAGTAGATATACTAAAGAAACGTGAGTTTCTGTTCTATGTGTATATCTTTCTAGGCTGTAGGGGGGATTAAACATATTCAAATTAATCAATAAACAAGCTAGCTAGTAAGTGTAACCAATATGAGTAAAATAAATCATGAGAAATTGAATAGAAAGTATTCCGTATTTAAGCACAAGTCTGTCACGAAAGTAATCGGCAGCAAACGTAGAACGGAAAAACGAGCATGGAAAAAAAGAGAAAAAAGAAGCTTGCGGACTCTGCGGACATGCGATAGTCTTAGATCAATGCGGTTCAGCTAGTGCAGACGGAGTCAAACTCTGTCACACTGATAGTCATAGTTGCTATCATTTGTGGACTGTTTATCAAGCCCGGCCGGAAATGGCAGCTTTGCCTGAATGCTGGCTGACTACTGTTCCTTGCGGTTTTGCTAGTTGCCAACGGCACTACGGAACTTGCCGAGAATAGAAAGAAGCCCCCTAGGTTTCCCTGTCCTGTGGAGTAACCTCAACACGCAGACGGTACTAACTAAGGGGCTCTCTCTACAACGCAGAGAATCTGAGAGGCTAGATTATACCTCTCATGACAAACCTCTTGGTAGCTAAAACGCTCCCACCTATGTCCGGACTCTCTTGGTTCCTAAGATGCCTTGTAGCCAATACCCAGCGTAAGGTATATAGGTGACTACTTGACCTACGGGGTAGCTAAGGTCCCGTGGCAGACAACCTAGGTGACTTTGACGTTGTGCCGACAGTCTAACTCTTAGCTAGCACCGCGCGCAAGCTTCGGCATGTGAGCTACGCCCTGTCCCCGTTCGGGTGCTTACCGCTTACGTCTTGTGCTCATGTTAAATCTGAGGTAAAATAATCGAACAGTGAAGCATATAGTTCTAGTCCAATACCAGTATTTAGCTAACCTAGGCTATCTAGAGCCTTTACGCTGTCCGCAGAAAGACCATCTTCCACTTTTAGTAGATCACACAGAGTTAGAGCTTTACATGAAATGCTTACAGTGTAACTATCGTATTAAAATTGGCCTTCGTGATTATCAAATCTTCGAATCCCGGGTCAAATATATTGAAAATAACTTGCAAATGCTGCAAGAAGACAGGCTATGACCAAAATAGATATACTAGACCACGGCTACGTCAAATACGTAGATCACTTAGGCAGCGATTTAAGCTTTACTAAAGCTGCGAGAGCCAGTTTCGCCAAAGATAGCGAAGTTTGGAACGAAAAAGAAGCTAAGCTGCTGAACTTCTTAGTTCGTAATGAACACTTTAGCGTCTTTCGGCATGCAGCTGTTACTTTGCAGCTTAAAGTTCCTTTAATGATTGCCAGACAGCATTGGAAGTATGCTGTAGCATCTAGTCATATAGACGATCAGACTGGTTGGAATGAATCTAGTCGTAGATATGTAACTATGGAGCCTGAATTCTATATACCGGCCGCCAATGAGTGGCGGACGAGCCCAGAGAACAAAAAGCAAGGTAGCGGGCAGCCTTTGCCTGCCGATGCTGGCGCGTACTGGACCTATTACGCACAAGAATATTTTGCCGATGGCTTAGAGCATTACAATAACGCTATGCGCTCCGGTATTTGTGCAGAACAAGCCAGACTATTTCTTCCTGCGTACGCAATGTATGTTTCATATCAGTGGACTGCATCTATTGCATCCGTCATGCACTTTTTGCGTGAACGATTAGAACATGATGCACAGTACGAAATCCAATTAGTAGCACAAGCCGTCAGAGACATTATCGAACCTTTGTTTCCGGCAACATCGGAGGCATTTGGTGTCGCCTGATGACGAACGTCTCGAATTACAACGAATCCAAACTCTAGCCGCGATTCGTACTTACGATGCGATAATGCTACTATTACATGACGCGAATCCCGAAGTTGCTAAACAGCTAGAAGCTTTGCACTCTGAGGGCAAGTATGCGATTGAAAAACCTTGGGAGGTGCAAGATGGCGAAATACAAGCCGAAGTCAACGGTAATGACGACGCTAAAGAAGACCATTGATAAGCGTTTGACCGACGCCTACGATTTTAATATAGACATTGATGACGCAGCGTTCACTATCTATGGCCGTTACAGCGTTAACGTCTATCACAAAGGTTTGAATACCGACGTAGTTAACGACTTAGTGACTATTGCAGACGGTCAATCTTTCAACGATAGCGTTGCACAGTGGTACAGTAATACTAGATTGAAGCTAATTGGTATTCTTGATAGACAAGAGCTAATTGCTAGCTTTGCAGATAAAGCAGAATAGACTTATGAGAACATTTTATCTTAATAGAAAAGTAGACGTTAGTGGAATTTCAGGTACCGGGCGAATTGCGCAGGGTATTGAATTCGACAACGGTAAAGTAGCAATGACTTGGCTGACAGATACGTCAAGCACTACTGTTTATGACAACATTGAAGACGTAGAAGTAATACATGGGCACGCGGGCGCAACAGAAGTTGTCTTTGACAAAGATTGCAGAGATTACTTAGCGGACGAATTTGGTGCGGCATGAGCGCTAAGCTAACACTTGAATACGAATTAGAACGGTTCTACGACCTTTATATAGTTCCAGTTCTTTACAAGCTGCTCCCCCGCCAACTCAAGTCTTACACAATTGCGCGTGTATGCAACGAGATTTGTGCAGAGAACCCCAGTCAGGAAGTACCGGCCGTAAACGTCGTCCAAATGCTTGATCGGATCAATTTGGAGGGCCGAAAGTGAAATACTGGTACGACACGGAATTCATTGAAGATGGCCGGGTGATTGACCTCATTTCTATAGGCATAGTTGCCGAAGATGGTCGTGAATACTACGCTGAATCCGCCGAGTTCGATGCAACAAGAGCTAATCTTTTTGTACAACAGTCGGTTTTTCCGCATCTCTATCATCCATCACTCCGACTACCGCGCAAAAAGATCGCAGAGCAAGTCTTTGATTTTCTAGATTTTCGCCACGGTGTAGAGCTATGGGGCTGGTACTGCGCTTACGATCACGTAGCTTTAGCGCAGCTTTGGGGACCAATGATTAAGATGCCGCAGCATATTCCTTGGTTTACGCATGAAATCGAGCAATTGCGTAACGGCAGACCAGAGCCGGACAGAATCGCCCCGCGTGAGCATAATGCATTGCAAGATGCTCACTGGCATAAGCAGCTTTATGAACACTACGTAGAGTGACAAGTGGGCAGACACGCGCGTAAACGAAAGTTGCCGAAACATATCATTGTTAGTGCGTTAGTAGCTTCTATCGCCTTAACTACGGTCAGCGGTCTGTACGCAGAACCAGCACTCGAATATGTAGCAGTAGACCAAAGTCAGATAGTCAACGCCGCGCAAATGCGCAAGCTTATTGAAACTAGTGCTCAAACCGTTGTGACGCTGACAGATGTTTATAGCGCAGCGCGCGATCTGTCAAAACAATTAGAAGTACCGGAAACAGTTTTAATCAATGACTACCTGGCGCAATATCCAGTTCCGTCTACCGCCAAGCTCAAGTGCGACCAAGGATTCATTGCTGTAGATAGCGTTGTAACTCTACCAGATGGAAGCTTTATCAGCGAACCCACCTGCTACAGGGCAAAACAGCAAGTTGAAGAAAGCGTCACGGGATTTAACGCCGACATTGATCTATCAAATTATTCGTCCAATGCGAAAGATAGAGGTTGGGGAAACGGCTGGCCCGCAGCCCGATCCGATATTGTTCCTGTTAGTTACAACGGTAGCAATGTAGCTGTTCTCGTTAACAAGAGTATTGCTGAACTTACACAAATACTCATTAATGAAACAACCCGGCGCTATGAGATCAAAAGCTTGGGAGGATATAGTAACCGCCCTATTGCAGGGACAAGGGTAGCTAGTAATCATAGTTGGGGATTGGCGTTGGATTTCAACCCGGCGGAAAATCCACAGCAGCGTACTCTTGTTACTGATATTCCAGACGACGTTATTAGTCTTTGGAAACGTTATGGATTCGCATGGGGAGGCAACTATAAGCAAGGAACGTTGCTTGATCCGATGCACTTTGAATTCATGGGTACTCCGGCAGACGCTAAGACATTGACAGATACAGCTAGAGCTGAATTTGTTGACCCGCCCAAAATTGTCGACATTCCTGCTATACTTGAACCTGTAACTGACTTAATAGGAGTGAACTAATGACCAACCCACTTAGTTGGACAACCAACGACAGACTTGATCCTCGTTCTGTGCCCGGCCGCTTTGCCGGAGAAATACAGACTACGCCAGTCCAATCTTCATTACGCGAAAACATCGTATTGGAGATTCAGCGTAGCGCTAATGCGAGCGGCGTAAAACTTTTACGTTTAGCTATGGACGTTGATACAATGTTATTGTCTTTCGATATAACTATCGATGGGCAGCCTTATACGTATCAGGATACGTATCAAGGCGACTTAGACGGACCGGCATTTATTGACGTCGTTCGTCGCAAAATTCAAGCATTCCAGAAACACCACGCACAGCTAGATGCTCGTCGTCAGGACCTGGAATACTTTAAGCAAGACCTATATCCAACAGGAGGTAATATATTTAATGGCAGCGTTTGATTGGGACCTAGACAGCGTGGCTAAGTTCTTAGCACGTAAACTAGACGAAATTGAAGAAGTAGCTGGTGAGCTATACGAATTCGGTAAGCACGCCGTAGACGTTAACACTGATCTTTTCCGTGAAGGACTAGACGAAGTACGTGACGCCTGGGCAAAGCTAAGCGATGAGGCTCACGATGCCGGTGGCAATCCAGAAAACGTAGATGGCGACCCAGAAGCCGCAGTACGCGACAATCTAGACAACCACTAAGGACTATTTGAGATAGACCGTCTTCGGGCGGTCTATCTTTTTATTAAGATGACTGTAGAAATCGGTGCCGCATTAGTGTTTCTCGTACTACTGGTAGCGGCTATAATATTAGAAGTATTGGATGCCTATCGTGCACGAAAGTGATTTTGACGAATATGTAGAGCCTTATGAAGAACCGTATTGCGTTTGCGGGCACAAAGAGTCTGACCATGCAGCTGATTGTAAATGGACTAGGACCCCATTCGCTGACGTAGAAGGCAATGAGGTAGGCTACTGCTCGTGCGCCGGGTACAGAGAAGGAAAGCGTAGTCGTGGAACCTTAAAGGAAAGGCTACTTAGGAAACTAACGGGTTACCTTGAAAGAAATAGAATACAAAAAGACGCTGATTGATTTAGAGTATCAACTGCGCCGGGCGAAATCTGATTGGCGTCATAGCTTGTTCATAAATATTCTGTGGACATTGCCAGGCTTGATTTGCTTTTGCCTGATCGGTCTTAGCATCTGGTTCGTGATACTTTTTAATACTGCGTGGCTATTCGGTATTCTAGGTGGTCTCTTTGGTTTAGCTATTTGGGCGGCCGCCATGGCTGACATTGGCGGATATAAGAGGTTAAATAGCTGGTCTATACACGATATCGAAAGGCAGATAGAGCAGCACAAGCTTTACGAAAACAGTATAGATTATGAGTTATGACTAGCGTGACTAGCGTGTTCTTCTGGGCTTTCATTTGCTTAGCCGCATTAGTATTTCTGATTGCTATCAAAGATGACACCCGAAGGTGACCAGTGACAGTTTACGTTGAATACATCATGAAAGACGGATCTAACCGTTGGGCAGTAGAGCCGGTGACAATCGATTCCATCGACAGCTCATTGCTAGATATTCGAATGGCACTATTCAAGGCTGTTCAATCTAGCTACCCGGCTTTTAACGACCCTTACGAACTAGACATAATTGATATTAAGGAAAAACTTGAAGATTTCTTCGTTCCTAACAACTAACGACTTCATAGCTGGACTTCTGTTGGCCGGTTGGATAAGCCGCGACGAATTCAAGGCGGCGTGGGAGAAATACCCTAAAGAAGTAAAGAACGATATTATAGACGAAATGTTGGAGATTTTAGATGCAGCCTACCCAATGGGAACCAGGCGACCCGGTTTACCCGGATCAGAACCCGCGCAATCAGACTGAAATTATTACTACCTGCGGAAAATGCAGATTTTCCTTCATCGAAACCGAGGGATTAAATCTGCCCTGCCCTCAATGCAATCATAGGTTAGGCGATGCCAGCTAGAGATTATTTCGGCCGTAATACGAAGATAGGCGACATAGTAGTTTACGGGGTATCAACTCAAGGAATCAGTACAAGAGTCGGTATAGTAGATAAAATCAATGCAGACTATACTGTCAGAGTCAAACTGATTAGCAAAGAGTACATACCGAAGTATCTTCCTGATTCCACCGGCAAGATGAAATACAGTGGTCGAGAGTGGACAGGAAAGTGGCTAGCCGAAGGGCTACGGAAGACCCGCAATATACGTCATTGTGTCTGATACTGAGCAGGTGCCGAGAGAAAATGACATCCTTAGATAGTTGTGACGGACCTTTGGTTTGGTTCGATGTCGACATGCTAGACGGTAGCAAACAAGCAATATTGGAGTGTGGCAACTGTCCTTACATAGTTGTTACCGGCAATTGGAATGACCACAGGCACAATGAAACACCTGTCTTGAAACCATAAAGGCCGGACCCATTGCGGGTCCGGCCTTTAGCTCTTAGCTGATGTTCTTGTAGAGATTCAGCTTTCGGTAAGCGTGATGCGCTCTTTCGCTACCGGCACTTGCCGCATAAATCTCTAGCATTTTTCGTGATTCCCACCCCATGATTCGCATTAGATCAGTTTCTCCACCGCCCGACATCAGCCAGTTATGCGCGAAAGTATGCCTGAACTTGTGTGGATGCATGTGCACTCCGCTTTCAGCCTGCACTTTGCGAAACAGAATTGAAATGCCGCTGGCAGTCAAAGAGCCACGTTCACCTAGCCAGAGTTTGTCGCCTTCGTGCCAATAACTAGAACGTTCACGCATGTAGTGCCTAAGCGCTAGACCGCATTTAGGACCGAACGGAATCGTTCTATCTTTGCGTCCCTTACCGTGAACGTGCACGGTGTAATGAACAAAGTCAACGTCGTCCGGCTTAAGCTTTGCTACTTCACCGAGTCTAGCGCCAGTCTCTAGAAATACTCGCAGAATTGCAGTATTCCGCCGGGCCTGGAACTTAGTGAACTTGTATCTAGCTGCTCTAAGCATACGTTCTATTTCAGCATCAGTAAATACTTCTACAGGCTGAACAGGAACCTTCGGCTTTTCAAGTTTGGACATCGGAGACTTGGGAAGTTCTTCAACTTCGGTCATGTACTTCCAGAACTGCTGCAAAGCGCGCCAACGTCCGGCAATGGTTTCGCTAGACATCTTGGTGTCAGCTTTTTGTCCCGGCTGATCGCGCAGCCAAGCGAAATACGCATTTACGGCCGGTAGACGAACACGTGTCGGGTCATCTGGTAAGTCATTCGCTTTAAGCCAGGCAGCAAAATAACCTAGATTACGAATATACCAGTCGACAGTAGTCTTTGACTTATTTTCAGCGAGCAAATGCATACGCCAATACTTAGCGTATTCGTCAAAGTCTGCCACTACTGCTCCTAAAGGGTCGCCTTGCAGCGCTTGGGCATCGAACGCAGAACAAGAGACTACAAGATCAACTCAGCGTGTGCTAGCACGCAAACGTGCAGCTCAGCCTACTAGAGCAAGTATCGGCTTAGCCCGAATGGGCTAAGCAACTTCTAATCTCTGGGTCGCAGGTTCGAGTCCTGGCTTGATCTTCGCTAACGCTCTGACCTGCGCAAACTCGCTTCGCTCGCGGGGGCACTTTAACTTATGTTCGAACGTTTCAGGCTGATAGAGCAAGAGATTTCCGCAGCTCCAAAGATCAAGTAACGATCGCATAACAGCTCCGGGAAGGTCGTCCAAACGGACTAACGACAGGGCCGGAGGGTTAGGGCTACAATGGCCCATGCAGACACTTCCTCTCGTAGTGCTCTGCCGGGTGCTTGACCGGACCCGCACGTAGCCCCCACCACAGGGCTAGAACGGGGTCCCTCGCTACAGGGACCCCGTTCTTCGTTTTCCGGAACTGCTCGGGTCCGGCCTTGCATGCATGCGCCGTAACAGCGTCTCAGAACGCCGCTAACAAGATCAACAGTCAGTGTGCGGTCCGGGTGTCCCGTAGCCCTAGCCGCTCGATCAGAGCCTTCTCGCTGCGCGCACTGAACTGCAAGGAACCGTGTGTCTGATGCCACCCCGGGTTAACGTCTGACCAGAAAAACAAGCCTTCGCCGTCCGTATTGGTTCGCCAACGACTAACGACGTCGGTCTCCGAGTCCCGCACCTCCCATGTCCACCCGTTCCCGTGCTTTTCGATGCTGACCAGTTCGTTCACGACTTTCTCCTTCACTCACATATAGCAGGGCACCGCGCAATTATTGCCGAGATTGACGCACGGATTGCAGTTGCACCGACACTTTAGCATATCTACAGTCCCTGTCTTTGCACTGGCGCTAAAAATACCTTCTTGGGTCAGCGGCTTATCTTGCCAATGAAAAGCGCCTGTACTACCAGCCAATCAACCGCTTCATTTACAGTAGAACAATGAGTTGACGGATAAGGAGTATTGTCTCCGCGCTCGTCGGCTGGGTACCATTCTGTATTAGTCTGAACCCATAATCCTTCTTTGTCATGGACTTGGGTGGGTTGAAACCTTCCTATATCTTTGTTCTTCCAGAAGACTATTACCCAACCTTGCTCGTCATCCCATTCCAGCCGAAAACTCACATTTTGCTTCTGTTCCGCAGTAAGCATCAGAAACTATCTCCATATTCACGTGCCGAAGGAATTAGACAGGCTTACATTTTCTATGCGCTAGTCTCGGACTAAAGACTTCTTCGCACCAATAGCAGCCGATTTGCAAAGTCGCCAAGTTTTCTCTGTCCATGACAAGTTCCTCGCCTTTTAGCAGGACTTCTTGACTTAATACATGTGCAGTTGCTGCAATCCATACATGATTCACCCGGCCGTTTTGGCTCGAACATTTCGGGCCGGTCTGTCTTATTGGACTCAACACGATACCTCACGAAATAAACTCCAAGTCTTCGGGATTAGTGGCCTTTGCTTGCTGATCCCCGGCATAATGCACAAAGACAACTAGGTCATTGACACCACTGATTACTCCGTATTCACGCATTTCAAAGCGAGGAACGTAGACTACCCGTCTGCCGATATTATCTCTAGCCTGATCTAAAGTCACCTTAGTCCACCTTCGGCAAAATCTCGTTTTCTTGGTAAACCGCGATCAAATCATTGGCAGCTTTGTCAGCTAATTGTCTGCTGAATGCGAATTTCTCTAGCATAAAGTCTGACGTCAAAGTCTGCACTTTTTGCACATATTCCGCCGGCGAATCCCAAGACGGGTCTATCCAAGACCATTCATTGTTATAGTTGTCAGTCATTTTGCTACTTTCGGAATGTTCGCAACAAGTCTTGTGACACCACTCATTCGGATGCGCTTGCAGACAAGTGTCTTCGATCTTAAGTTTCTTTTTGCACCGCGCGCAATTCACCTGGACCCAATTCCTTCCAAGTATTGTGCAGAATAGACATGTTGTTCGAGTAGAAAGCGTCAAATCCTAGTTCTAATGCTTGGCCGTAAGACAGGCGACCATCCTCGCTAACCTCAACGAAATAATCTCCGTATAACTGGCCGATTACGCAACAATGAGTATTCCACAGACTGAATTCCGACCAGTCCATTTTGTCTCGCCAGTCTGGATAGTTTTCGTCTAGCCAGGCTATTCCCTTCTGTACTTTCTCAATGGCCTCGTCCTTATGCATTGGAAATTCGGCTATCGCATCATCGGGCATTTCTTCGCTCCACAATCCATCCGATTATAACGCCGGGCCAAAGTATTACAGCGAAAGCATGCAGAACTACAGTCGCGATCAGCATATTAATCTTAAGCCAGTTTTCAGTCTGCGCAACTGACCATGCTGCCTTTAAGTCTTTTTCTCCATGATGATAGTCAATAGCTACTACTAATAGCCCGATGACTATCCACCCGGCAGAAATCCACCATGCCATTTCATCGCCTCTTTATTTGCGCCACCTATCTTTAATGTCTATCTTAGCAGACGGCTTGTTTCTGTTGACGTACATATGTCTAGCTAGGATCACCGTCGCAAACAATGTGATTACGCTGATTGCAATATCGGTGACGAAGTCCAATTCGCCCGGCATTATAAGTACCTGTCAGCGATTCGGCCCGGTGTATCTAGATTGTTGAGTGGATACTGACGCAATCCGTTATTTCGTATATCCCATTGTCCCTTTTCTGTAAACCATGCACATTGACAGGTATTCCAAGTGCAATTCGCTATCTGTCTAAAATTTTTTACGACATACTTTTTCCCCTGGCGAAAAAGCTCCGTTCTATCGTGCTCGTGTTCCTTGGTCGAATGCCCGCAATTACAAATCAATGACGTAGTACGCTGCGTTTCTGACACTGACGATCCCCTCTTCTTTCAGCTCGTCCAGCATTCGACGTACATAACTGTAGCTGTAATCGCACCGCCGGGCGATTTCTGCCGCAGTAGTCACACCTTCACTAATGTGCTTAACGATGTCTCGCTTTCGGCTCTGCTGGCCGGGCTTGGGATGATTGAGCTGTGCAGCGCGGCGCTTGTCAGTCAACATTTTCCTTACGCTTTCGGTAGGCGACATAAATCGATCGGACGATTGCATACACGATAACCAATGCGCTAATTATCATGCCTGCGTTTTTGGCAGCTTCCGCCGGAAATACCGCCATCATAAGCAAACCAACTACGCCAAAGCATAGCTGCGCTACGGCTGTATCTTCTTTGTTCATTTTGGTCCCCCGGCATCTACTAGTTCGCGCATTGCTCCTTGCCCTTTCGTCGGTCTCGCCTTCTAGTTCGGCGCTTAGCTTTCTTTCCTGCGCGAATAACTGCAACCGAATCGGAGTGTTTGCTTAATTGCTTGGCTAACTGCTGCATCCAGTTAGACCGTGACACGATATGCTTCTCCAAATTTGTTTGCCCAGAACTTTCCGAATAGCACGCGGTATTCTTCGCGCGGCGCTGCAACTTCTAGCTTGGCTCGCTTGACATCAATGCAACGATCAATAAGCTCAGCCACGCGGTCATCTTCAACAAGCTTCTTGCAATCGTCGCAGGCTGCCCAGTCGCCTGAACTACCGTAATCGTCACCGTTCATCGTTCCCACGCTAAAGTCCTTGCACGGGAATCCCCACCATGCATAGTCCATACCGCAGAAATCGCAACGGCTATTTACTTCCTCAGAAAGCGGGACAGGAACTGGATCATGCTTCGCATACTTTTTGTCCCACGCGGTATGCTGATACCCAACAAAAACTCCGAACGGATTGACTCGCCTGTCTAGAACTCTCTTGCATATCGCACACATACGGATATTCTCAGCGTCATTCACATGCATGGCTCCCCCTTTTTGGAAAGGCTGGATTAAATCAAGACGATTTCGCGGAGATGCTCGCCCTCGCGTAATAGCACCTCGGCATTATCCTGTTTTACTGCTCGATAGACGAAGTCTCCGTAGCCGATGAGACGACGAACCGCTTCGGCCAGTCCGATTTGCTCGTTCTCCATAATAAGTTCGAGAGCTTTGACGACCTCCGCGGTGACCGGAACGTTGATCCGCTTTGGCCTCAGTGTCATTCTCCATACGCAGATCCTAGCACATGGCTAGCCAGCTGTCTAGTCATTTTTGCGCGAAAGTCCTCCGACTAAAAAGGCTTTATGTCCGGCACTACCAAATCTGACGCCTCCCAACCAGGCTAAAGCGGCAATAATCATTGTCATCAAGAACTGCTCCAAAGTATTGAAGAAGACACCGGTAAAGTCTTGTACAAAACTACCGATTAGAATTCCGACCGGGCACATGAAAGCAATGATGAATCCAAAACGGCGGTCGCTATTACGAACCCATCTAGTACGCTGGTCAAGTTCTCGTTGAGCTAAACGAATCTTTTCCGCGTTGGTCATTTCCGGACTCGTCTCGACGTCTACCAGATATTCCACAACCTTGGTTATCTGCATCATTTCGCGCGGCATATTTATGCTCCAAGTTTTCAAGCGCTCTGGCGATACGTTCTTCCAATATTGTCATGTCAGCAACAAGTAAACGCACTGAGCTAATACTGCTCCTGCACAGACTGCCACAATGAGCCTCGCACGGCTACTACCCGCAATCTGCGCAATGGTTCTTCGTCTGGATTGAATACGACTACAATTTGTCTCTTGCTTAAGAGTTGAATAGTTGCTTTGATTTCCTGTGTTTCTACCGCTCGCAATCCTACCGGCCCGATTGGCGATACTACGAAGACTAAAACGTAGCCACAATTGATACATACCGTCAGGTCTCCTTCTTCTGGCTTTAGCTTCTTGCCGCTTGTGCTCGTTGAGGCATTCAATGAAACTCTGCACAATGGACAATTTATCTCGTCGTGCAAATAGGTATGATCGTAAATCGACATTAGACGGCTCCGATTGAACGCAAGTCTTCGGCGATTTCTTCTTCGTCTTCTCCCCCGAGGATAATTACACTGAGCTTAAGCCCTAGCTCCGCTGCGTCAAAGCTGATAGGCTTGTTATCTAGCAGTCGTTCACAATTTTCCCGGCTTAGACCGATAACCATCAACGGACGCCCATCGCCTGTAGTTCCTCTAGCCTTAATCATTCTGCATCATCCTAAACAGTCGCTCAATCTTGACTCTTGGCATACTAGTGATTCGCTCGGCTATAACTTGTACTTCGCCGCGCCAAAGCAAAAACCGCCGGTATGCGTAGTCAAAAGCTTCTTCTTGCAGCAAATACATCTTTTCATGCGGATCACGCTTGCACACGCTGACTTTACTACGGAATATCTCGTAGTGACCTAATTCAGATACTTTGACAGTATAGATAGGGTCAGCCATCGTAAAAGTGTAATACTGCTTAGCGCGCAATATGTCACCTGCGATCTTCCCATCCGCAAGATTCCGGACCTTCGGCACAGCAATAGTCACACTTTGTTCCCTGGCAACCTTGCTTGTCATCGCACACGCATGAAAAAATATCCATTCCGCTGCGCTTCCAGACACCACCGAATGATGGCGGATGTGTCTTGTTCAATTCCGCCAGAGTTTCGTCAAGTCTTTGCTCAACTAGCTTGGGATCTACTTCGTCTAGATCGATTTTCGCGATAAGCTGCTCGGTTCGCCTAATAAGCTCGCTCATTTTAGCTCCATGAACTTGTGCGGTGTCCAGTCATAGCCTTCTAGCTGTCGCCATTCAGTTTTAGCTGCCAGAAATTCGCGCGGTGCGCTAAGCCAAATGAAGACTACAGCAGCCAAAGCAATCAAACCGATTATAAACAGAACGATGCCGAGTGGAAATAGTGTGTCAGGTAATTGTTTCCAAGCTAGTTGATACCACCATCTTCCATTAGATAAGGTGCGGTCGCTTAAGTTTCTGCCGTCATCTAGCCAGCCTGACCATATAAGAAACGCTGGCCCCGTAATGATAAAGCTAAAAGCTACGGCTAACCAGCGTTTGTACTGTGTGACATCAATATTTAGTTTTTCTAGTTGTATCTCTAGCTCGTCCCGGCGCTTGTCTCTGGCCTGTTGCTGCAATAAAGCCTCCGCTTTCACTCTTTCGCTGGCTTGCTCGTCTTTAGCGTCACCGTCGGTCACTCGCATAGCATACCATAAGCGACTGTACAAGTCACGTGCGGGGGGCTATACTGAGACTTGTTTATAGCAGTAGTGAAAGGAACCTAATAATGCAGAACTCAACGTACGTATGCTTAAATGGCTGCCGCTTAAGCTTCAAGGCAATGTCTACTTGTCCTAAATGCAGGCAACAAATGTTTTGCACCGGGACTAGATGGCGCGCACCGCGTAAAAGTAACGTTAAGGCTTGGCGCCGCATTGAAACAGCAAAGTATGCCGTATGGAATCCTGCTAAGCAAGTAGACTGGCGCAAAGCAATGCGCATAATTAACTGGGAAACAAGCCTAAAGACTCATGACAGATTTTGCCAGTGTATGAAATGTCAGCCGGTTAGACATAGAATGGAGAAACCAAGTGCAAAACTACCAAGATGGTACAAGGTCAACGGATGGATCTTTAGATCAAATGATAGATAATGAAGCTTCAAGGCAAGCAAGAGAAATAGCTATCGCCGAACACATACAAGGTTCGCTGGCTAACTTCAAAGTAGAACTAGAACGAATCTTAAATATTAACAACATAGACACTTACACGAATACGCCGGATTTCATATTGGCCGAAATGCTTTATCACAACGTCATGGCTACTATCAAGATGCAAGCCAAACGCGACGAATGGTATGGCAAAAATGCTAGATGACACCGGCCAATATACGCCCGGCGCAGAAGCTATGCGCGCAAAGATACGCAATGCTTGTTATCACGCTAGAGCTAAGTTTCCTGAACCTATAGCAGCGGTATTAATAGACTATTTGGATAGTTGGACCAGTCTAGGTCATCTTTTCGGCGGGGGTAATAAAGTTAACGAAGTAGTTAAAGCTTTAGAAGAATATGAAACAAATGCTGAGCCGCTCAAAGAAGTACAGTGGCAAAGCGATACTAAAGGCGTTGCAGAATAACACAATTTCGGCCGGGTTTAAGGAGCAATAATGATAGGAAATACAACAAGCTATAGCTGTGGATGTATAGCAAGACAAATAGAAGCAGGCCGGTTTGTATATGACAAAATTTGCCGGGAGCATCAAAATTCGGCCGGTGCAGAAGTAGAGCAAGATATAGAAGTAGAAGAAGACGAAATGTATTATCTAAAAGTAATCGCAAATGAACTACAAAGCATAAGAAAGATATTAGCTAGGCAGCAGCAAGCAGCGGAGCTGCAAGCAAGGCGCTTTGAAAAATAGCTAGAAACAACAAAGGCGGAACCTTTAGCGGGTTCCGCCTTTTTCTATGCTTGCAAGGCAGCGATTTTCAATCGCCAAAATGCTGCTAAAATTGCATTTGCAATTTTGTGAAATTTTTTGTGATGTAGACGTCTAGTCGTCTTAATTTTCAAAACTCGAAATGTGAAATTTTTTGTGATGTAGACGATGTACGTAGGGGCCGGCGCCCGCTAGCATATAGCGGGCACCTTTGTCAAGCCCTGTGCTTGGCTCGCTTGGTGTGACGTCCCTCACTCTGTCCGGTGATGTAGCTCCGAATGATCTTTGCAATGATTCCCATTGTTTTCTCCTCAGATTCCGCGGCGGACAGGAAAGACATTCTCTACCCGGTCGTCATCTACCAGCGTGCGGAAGAACGACCATGCCTCAGTCTCATTCGGAGCCCACATGTAAACCTGCACGGTCTCATCAGTGAAGCGGACGTACACGCCATAGTCATGAGGCCCAAAGACCTCGACGTTCTCGGCGGTCAGGATGACAGAGGGAATGACGCGGATGCTGTTCGGCAACGGCTGATTCATCATGACTCTATTCTAGCAGGATTAGCCGGCAATAGGTCACGGCGAGATAACAACTTCCGTGACAGAACATGCGTTCGAACAAACAAGTGCACTCGAACAATGGTTCGAATGAGCCCGTTGTAAACGAAGCTCGGCCCGTAGTCAATCGTCAGAATGCAAACGATTGTCACCACGATAAGCGCGACGAATGCGAACAGATAAAGCATGACATTCCCCTTTTGGGCTCGGCTGAGGCTTTCGTTGACAACTTCAATCTACCCTAGCTAAAGGGAGCTCGTCAAGGTGATCTGGCTCACACCCAACATTTCCAATACACGAACTCCGTTGCGTATGTGCAAATGTACGCATTCACATGCGCTTTAAGTGCACGCCTTTATTTGCACCAACTATTTCTTTTGAATCAGAATTCCGGAACAACAAAAACACGCCGGGTCTCTTTGTCTTCAATACTAATCTCCCTGACAATCCCCATATGGAAACTATCCATAAACTTGTCACCAATTGAGAAATGATTGGGCGAACGCCATTCCCTTTCAATTTCCTGGCCGGTGAATTCGTCGACAACAATAAACAGAATTTCAGTCAGAACAGACATTGTACTTTTTCCTTAATTGGAAGATGAATGTGCGTTAGCATGCGCACCCCGCCTATTTCCGACTAGTAGATGTTGGTGACAGAAAGGGTCATTGGCACCCCCGGATTCCTCCGAATGTCGTTTGCCAACTTAGTCAATGCCAATTGTGCCCCGGTAGCATCGAATACATATCGCGTCTCCGTTTCGTCATCCTCGAATCGGTAGACCACCAGGTAATTATCCTTTGTGGCGTAGGGAGAGGACCACGGGTCTTCGGCGATCGCGTCAATGTCGCTGTTGTTCGTCATGCCCTTAGTCTACACCCTAAACAGCCGAGCTAGGTCACGGCAAGGTAACAAGTTCCTGGTTCGAACGTCTGTTTGCCGAGTGTCTTTCTGCCGAGCCTATATGCGCGCGTATGCGTATTCACCAGCGCTTTAAATCGGGCGCACATTCGTACCAATAAAACAAAACAAAAAAGGCCCGTCTGCCAACGGGCCTTAATTGCACTTCTCCTTTGTCTCGGCTTTCCGGATTCTGCCTTTTGACTAGAGATACTCCCCCGACCAATTGTAGGAACGTGAATCGTCGTCATGCCATCTAGTGATTAGACCTGATTCGACTTTGTACCCCATTCCCGCGTAGTCGTGAGCGATATCCTCCGAATAAACGAGAGAGACCGGAATGCCATCCTTTGTCGCACGCCAAACGGTAACAACGTCCATTTGCGTTTTCCTTTCGGTCTGCGGCTGTCGCTTATCGGCTAGCGATTTCCTTTAGTTTCTCCGTTCCTAGCAGAATTGCGCGGTCAAAGTCCCCTGGCGTGCGAATTGAATGCGAACGGCCGGTATCGGTTTTCGAATACAACCCGATAGGCGAATTGCCCTGGCACGATTCCATGACCGGCATATCCGTAGGGAGAAACCTCTAGGGTGTAATCCCCAATTGTGTGCGTGGTGATTGGATCATTCCAAGAATAATCCCACCTTTCCAACCAGTCGGACATACTTTGCCTTTCTGCTCACGTTAGAGCAAAGATGATGAAAACAATAATGCTTAGGAAAAATAGAACAATTCCTATTAGCACTATTGCCGCACAACCTAGTTGAAATTCCGGCATGGCCGAAATCCCTAATGCGACCGGAAAGGCTAGGGCACAATTGCTGCCGTTTAATATTACCGATCCCTACTGGCCTATGCGGTCAGGATACGGATAATACCCTAGTCAATTCCGGAATTACTCGCCCGACTCGGCGGTGTCCGTCTTTGGCTTGTTCTTGCTACCGCGCGGACGCCCGAGCCTCTTTACCGGCTCCCCCTTCTCTGCGGCATCCTGCTCTGCACCCTTATTCTCCTGCAGGATGACATACTCCTCATCCTCCATACCGAAGTGAAGCCAGATGGCCTTTCGCACGGTGTCGCGGGAAAGTCGGACCGACTCTTCGCCGGTCTTCTCCTGAACCAACCGCTTGACATCCGCGACGGATGCCTTGTACTCACCGAGTCCGCCAGGGTGCGATCCCGAAGCGGGAGCCTTGAAAGTCCAGTAGACCTCTCCGACGGCACCCGTGCCGGTCTGCGAAACACGCCACTTTCCGATCTCGAAAGTGATTCCCTTGTCTGCGGCCGTAGACATGATCGGTCCGTAGGGAAGTGCCCCGCGCTCCGGCATGTCCAAACCGACAGCGGTACCAAGCGAACGCCAGTCGCTGGCCTCATCGATCACCCAGTGAGTCTGCGGGTCCGTCTTCTGCTCTGCCATTTTCTCTGTCCGTTTCTGCTGTGTCATGCGAGCCTCTTTGACTCGCTTGGTTGTGTCGTACTGTTGTGCCGCTAGCTTACCACACTCGCTTTAGCTCTTGTCAACCGGCTACGCGCCTTCCCCATCATAGGGTGTGCTCCCGAGCAAAGCTTGTGTAGTTGTGCTGTTTGGCTTGCTAGCGACTCTAGCCGAGTCGCTAGCGAATGTCAACCGAAATCTTGAGCGATTGACCCTTGCTCTCGCGCTTGTGCCTTGACCGAAGCGCATGCCTAAAGACTAGCAGACAGCCAGCCGGCTAGCCAGCCGTGTGACCGTTCTGTGACCATCGAACATTTGATCGATAGTTAGCGAGCTCCAACTAACTTCGCTAACGCCGCGCGCTAATGCGCGCTAGACTAGTTGTGTTTGGCAAGCCCTTTACGATGGCGCCAGAATTCGTACCTATTTGCAATAGCTTTACGATCGCGCTATAATTTGTACTATAGTTAATGCTTTACGAACTTTAGCAAATAGCTTTACGATAAAATAGTCTAGCGCTTAATCTAAACGGGCATATCGGACATGTCGGACATACAGACAGTTATCGGGCCTACTGTATCGATCAAGTTGTCATAATGATTATTATCGGTGTGGATCTTGACATGTTGATCTTGCTAGCAGAATAATGCGGAATTGGCTCTTACTTGCAGCCCGTCGCATTGTGTGTTATACTATCAGTGTCAGCAAGCAAAGTCAACAGACAGGAGTTGCAAAAGTTTGTAGCTAATGCTACTATAAATAGGGCAAAAGCCTTCATAAATGCATTAAATTGCATCAAATTGTTTAGTTTCGCGGCCAAATCAGCGGCTGCGCGACCGTATTTAGGGGCGAAGCCCCTAAATAATTAGGGGTTATTGGCTATGTTTCAGAGGCTGTCTTCGGATAGCCTCTTTTTGCATCTAATGACTAAGCGTTTACTATAGTTAATGCTTTTTAATATAGTAAAGCAGTCGCAGTCACAGCGTCACTTAGTCACTCAGCTTGCTTGCTTGCTTATATATAGCTGCTATCTTTATTATATTATATACTTAACTAATGAATAATTCTTCTAAACCCGGCCGAAAAGTTGCGAGCAAAGCTAGCAACCAAAGCACCGGGCGAAAAACTGCTATAGCTCAAAAGCACACTA